AGGTAGTACAAACACTAATAGATAAACTTAAGAGTTGGACAAAAACAAACAAAGAAAAACAATTATGAAACAAGATGACGAAGCAATGCTAGGCTGCCTGTTCCCACTAATTATGTTCATGTGCTCATGCGTGATCATGACAATATACATAGTAGTAAGCGAATGGTTGAAATAGACAACATGTTAAATAGATGGATTCACAATTCGATAATACGGGCAAAACTACGTGAGCTCATAATCAAAGCAATACGAAATGAACAAAAGTAAAAGACAAAAACAATTAGAGAAGCTAGATGATTTGTTGCTAAGAATGGCTAACAGTGATCATAGACCCGTATTAAAACCAGAATACGATAAACAAGAATTACCAGATGCAAGAAGGCATCAATTAGTAAGTTCAGGAATTAGAATGTTAGGTTATGTATTTTTACCTTTTGATCTAACCATTGCAATGGGTGTACTATTCGTTAGTGAAATAGTAGGAATCATCGAAGAATTAGTATAAGAAGATCAAAAGATAAGCATCAGATAATTTCCCTATCTCGGAAAGATTTGTTATATTATAATATAAACAAACCACAAGCAACAAAGACAACGAAGAACATATGACCACACAGTTAAGCATACTAATATACTACATCGCATTTATTATAATCGCGCTAGTAGCATCAAGCTATATAAACAAAACAAACAAAAAATAATTATGGAAGAATACGAAGTAGTAGAAAAATCAGATGGCAATGGCGGATACGTATACGTAGTAGAGCCAAAACAAAGACAAGCATAATGAGCGATACACAATTTAAAATATTGGTCGACATGCTAACAAAAATATTGATACAGTTAAAAAGAAAAAAATGAGTAAATCAGAGGAAATATTATATCAGGCTCGCGCCCTAGGTATTATGGACAAGGTACTCGAGATCTCCGAACGGATCAAGGGTGAAGACAAATGGATGGACATTGGTGACAGGCTGGAGTTAGCCTACAATTTGGCACGTGAACTGGTAACCGATAACGCTGAAGCCGCTGAACTAAACGATGAAGCAATTAAGACTCGTACCCTCAACCAATTGCGCCAGGTTAAAACATACGGCTACCGCGCCCCCGATGATGGTGAGGAATTTGCCCCCGATGCGCCGGGCGAGGAAGGTGAAGATGTAAGCGCGCTGTTGAATACGACTTGGATGAAGTTGGATGGCGTGGAGAAGAAGTTAGATATTATACTTGATAAGCTTGAAGAGGAAGATATATCTGAGGGTGTGGTGAAAGAACCTATACAGGACTTTGATCCAACATTCAGTTATCAAGCTTGTAGTGGTATGTTCGATTACTTTGTATGTCTTAACGAAGTAGATGATAATCAAAGATTTGAGATAAACAAAGGAACGGAATGTTTGTCAGTATACGGAAGAGGCAGAAATAAAGAACCTGAATACTGGGACAATGCAACTTGGTTGAGAGACTTCAGAGATGGGATAGAGGTTCACGATCATGAACTGACAGACTTGCAGACAGCAGAGTTACAGAATTTGTTGATAGCAGTAACAGAAAAAGGATGGCTATAAATAAAGAAGATAAAGAGATAACAGGTGCACTGTTTGTTGAGAGAAAAACGGGTACTAAAATATAAAGAATAAAAAAATTGAAAAACAAAGAAATACTTAAGGATATTCATAGGATTAAAACAATAGATATGAACAAATTTATAGAACAACAAAATCTAAAACCAACTTCAGAAATGAGCGGATACATCATAACATACGCACACCTCGGTAAGATGTTAGAAGATTACGCAAACCAAAGAGTTGTTGATGAGTTGGAGAAGATACCTCAATTAATGATTCAGCCCTTGGGCGAGGAGATTAGATTAAGTCACTATTATGTATTAAAAAGAATTAAAGAACTAAAACAATAGATATGATAAGAATTATAACATCAGATCCTGGTGATGAACAGCCAGGTACATATATAATAAAATTGTTAGTGATGGCATTGCTAGTGTGTTCTAGCTTTACTGCTACCTCACAATGTATATCCAATCAGACATCAACTCTTACACCTCCCCCTCCATATTCACCTGGTCAAGTTGTTACAGTTAACTATACACTTGGTACCTTCACTCAATTAAATCTGAATTGGATTATTGCTTTTCAAATTAACTTAGGTGCAGGGTGGACTAACTTGCAGCCAGTAATATCTCCAGGTAACCCAACAGGCTCAACTGGCTTTTGGATGTGGGATTTACAAAACACATTCCCCAGTGGATTAAATTGGGGCCCCGGTTGGAGATTTATAAATACAGGAACGGCAAACTGGGGAACTGGTTCTACTGGTCCTTTCACAATGAGGTACAATGTAACTGTAGCACCAACCTGCACTCCAGACAATTTAACTATTAGTATGAATGTGATAGGAGACTGTCTGACAGGTGGATGGAACAATGGAGCTTGCTGCACCGATCCGATACTTATACTATATAACGGTACCGTACTACCCGATCCAATAGGTACATCACTAATCAATCACTTTTAAAAAGGAAACTATGACGTACAAAGAAAACAAACAAATATTACTAGCACTATTTATCTTAATGATAATGATGTCGACAGCCATGTTTACATTTGCTCAAACAACAATCAATCCAGATACGGTATGTGCCAATGCAGTTGGTGAACAATACTTCGTAACTAACACTCCAACATCAACATACAACTGGACTATTACAGGGGGTGGTATATTACAAACAGGCCAGACTACAAATTCAATTACAGTAGACTGGGGAGGAGTTATGGGACTTTGGGTAAATGCTGTAGAGGTTATCGAATCAAATGCGGCTGGCTGTCCTGGCTTACCTATACTTCTAGATGTGTTTGTATTAAATCTATCAAGTAATCCTATAGGACCTTTTTGTCCTGGCGATCCATCAGCTGGACTTACTGGAACTCCTGTAGGTGGAGTATGGTCCGGAACTGGAGTAACTGGAAATAATTTCAATCCATCTATAGGAATAGGAACATACGCATTAACATATACTTTGGCCGGCTGTACTACAGCTATCAATGTTATAGTAAATGGAGGACCGGTTACAGGACCGATACAGCACTTCTAATGAAGTGGTTGATATACATATTATTATTACCATTAAGTTTACTTGCACAAGAAGAGTATGATAACTGTACTGACATTCCATTGCAAACGTATACTGTAGAATATGATGTCGATAAGAATTACAACTGGGAGTTAACAGCCGGTGAGATAACTACCTTCAATGGTAACTCAATCACTGTTCAATTTCCATACGGGGCCGGCACCTATGTGATATCAGTTTGGACTACAAAGTTCGGATGCGATGGGGACACATCATATCACGAAGTAACAGTAACCGAATGTACAGCAACTCAACTATTCTTTCCAAATGCCTTCACACCAAATTTAGATGGACATAACGAGTTCTATGAAATCAAAGGTAGATCTGCAGCTGATATAGAACATATGTTAATATACAATAGATGGGGAGAGATAGTAGTCGAAGCTGATGGTAATATAATCTGGGATGGAGCCAACTGTCAGCTAGGTGTATATACTGTATGTATAATAGTTAATAACAATAAGTACATAAGAAGTATTACATTAGTTAAATGAGATATACACTACTAATATTGATAATCACCCTAGGGTTACAATCACAGGCACAGATATTATATAATGTAGGTGATAATAAGTGGCAGGCTGATAAGCTTATATACGTTACAGATAATAAATGGCAGGCTGATCGTATAGTATATTATACTAATAGCAAGTGGGAGAATGATCCTGCTGGGATTATATACTGGTCTTCTAAGAAATGGGAGGCTAAGAAAAATATATACTTTACAGAATGGAAGTGGCAAGCAGAAGAAGTTTGGTATGTAACTAAGTATAAATGGCAATTGTAATTGTTAATAACTTTTCAAAATTAGCTTAAATTAACCCGCTAAAAGTTTTCATATCTCGGTATTTATGCGTATATTTATAGTATAAATAAAAACAATTAAACTATGAAAAAATCTAAAAAATCTCCAACTATTCTTTACGGAATCGAAATCACGAAACCATTCTCATCAACAATGTATGATCACAACGAAATGTGTTCAAAGATTATGAAGTTCAATATCAAAGATGCTTGGCACAATGAAGCTATCAAATTTAACGGCAATGATGATTGGCCTACTCAATCTAAGATAGATAAAATTATCGATATCCAAGCAGGCGTAATGGCTGTAGGTTATGGAGATGGTTACACAATCAATGAAGTTGAATCAGACTTCTATTCTGAATTGGAAAACATGGCTGACTGGCAGTTACATGAAAATTATTCTTACATGTGCTTCAAAGGTTTAGTTCCTAGAACCCACTTCATGATGGTTGGCTTTGAATGGGAGAAAATAGATTACGCTTACTCATACCCAACTACAGAGTTATCTCCTAAAACTCTATCAACATGTTAATAACTTTATAAAAATAATCAAAATTAACCCGCTAAAAGTTTTCATATCTCGGATAAATTGATTATATTTATAGTATAAATAACAAACAAATAACTAACTAAAAATTAAAAAATGACAAAAACTAGATTAACAGAATTGACAAATGAAATTGCAAGACTACAAGAAATTGATAGATTGACTACTGAAGCAGTTGCTGCTGAATTTCACGAAATGGACATACTAGAATTATCAATTACTAAAGAAGATTCTGAAGATACTATGGGTTCATTCGATAAGAATGGCGATGCTTTAGAATTCACTATGGCAATGACTCAAGAAGACGCCAATGCTCAATTAGAAATAGAGTGCTCTGCAGGCTTAGACAATGAGATGGCTAACGAATCTATATAATTATGGATATCAAAAAAATGCAAACTCAAAAAACCCTCCAAGCTGTAAAGAACTTTTCAAATGATCTTCGTGCAACTACAAGTTCAAACGATAAGAAAGAAATAATCAAGACGTATTCTAAAAACCATTGGTTGACAGATATACTTGTTTATACATACAGCCCTTATATACACTTCGGTGTTAGTTCCAAAAACTGTAAGAAATTATCTCACCTTCGCACTACCAACAACACTATTACATTAGTTAAACTTTTGGAAAGCTTAGCGGATAAGACTTACACAGGCCACACTGCAATCTCTATGGTTAACGGATTCGTGGCTAATCATAAAGAATACGAAGGGGTTATATATAATATACTAGATAAGGATTTAAAAACTAGAGCCGGCGCTAGCTTAATCAACAAAGCTATCCCTGGTCTGATCCCTCAATTCAAGGTTGCATTGGCAGAAGCCATTGATGTTTTACCTGACTTTGAAACGGAGGAATGGTTAGGATCTAGAAAATTAGACGGCGTAAGATGTATAATACGCAAAGAGCAAGATGAAATATCAGCTCACTCTAGAGCCGGCAACGAATTCGAAACACTTCAATTAGTTTTAGACGACGTATTAAATATACCTGGAGACTTTATACTCGATGGGGAAATCTGTATCGTAGATGATAACGGCAGCGAACACTTTCAAGATGTTATGAAAGAAATAAGACGTAAAGATCATACTATAAAGAATCCAAAATTTTTCATATTCGATTATCTAACACTTGAAGAATTTGATACTCAAGTTGGAACTACAAAATTAGAAGATAGATATACAAACCTTCAAGGGTGTGATTTAGAATCTACCAATACATTAACTTTGCTCGAACAATATCCTTTAGAATCTGAAATCCAATTTACTGAAATGGTTAAAGAAGCAGAGGAACACGGGTACGAAGGTATCATGGTTAGAAGAAATACTGGCTACAAAGGGAAGAGATCTAAGGATATCCTTAAAGTTAAAAAATTCCACGATGCAGAATATGAAGTGGTAAGCTGTGACTTTGAAAACCACAGGATAATTAGGGAGGGTCAAGAAGTTTTGATGCCAATGTTAGCTCAGGTATACATAACACACAAGGGGAACGAAGTGGCCGTTGGTTCAGGTTTCTCTCAAGAACAAAGGATTAAATACGAAGCTAACCCGGAACTTATCATAGGTAAAACAATTACAGTCCAATACTTTGAAGAATCACAAAATAAGGAAGGCTTATACTCTTTACGTTTTCCTGTTATCAAACACATATACGAATCAACTAGGGATTGTTAATAACTTTTCAAAATTAGCGTAAATTAACCCGCTAAAAGTTTTCATATCCCAACTAAATTGATTATATTTATAGTATAAATAACAAACAAATAACTAACTAAAAATTAAAAAATGCAAAAAACAATCGGTACCTACACAGTAAAATTAGACGTAAACACAAATCTAATTACAGTTACAAACAAAAATGAAATGATATACGGTAAAGCTTTCAATGCTCACGACTCAGGGTCAGCGTATACAAACATTTGCAACCAAGTACAAACTAAAGTCAACGGAGCAAATGCCTAATCAAAAACTCAAAATATATATAGATATGGACGGCGTGTTAGCCGACTTCCATTCAGCGGCAGAAAAACTAAAGAAAAATTTCCCAGAAGAACTTGGCAGTAATGTTAAGCCCGACGAGGTTTTAGACTTCAGTACCTTTACCCCTATGCCGGGTGCAATCGAATCAGTGGCTGCTCTCTTATCCATGGGACATGATGTATTTATTGCATCAACTCCTCCCTGGAATAATCCCAATGCATGGGGCCAAAAAAGAAACTGGGTAGAAAAACACTTACCTCAGCTCAGTAGAAAAGTATTCCTTACACATAGAAAAGATTTATTAAAAGGCGATGTACTCATCGACGACACAACCTATAGAGGTCAACTGGATTTTGAAGGCACATTCATGCACTTCGGACAAAATGGCTTGGACTGGAGCTCTTGTGTAGAGACTATAAGAAACGTAACAAAAAAACTAAAATTAAATAAATAATTATGAAAAAGCAAACTCACAAATATAATATCGGAGATATTGTAAAGTTCAAATTCTTAACTGGAGATGTTTATACTGGAAAGATAACTGACCACACATTTAAAGAAGATAAAACTCCTACATATAGAATCAGGGTAGAAGAAAGTACTAAACACAAAACTGGTTTTACAATCTATCCCTGTATGGATAATTCACGGATAGTTAGTCTAGAGATGACTGCTCTTAAAGCTATGAAGGCTGGCGAGGTAGCTTACAGAGAAATGAAAAGGAAAGAAATCGCTACAGCTATAAAAGCTAACAAGGACTCTGAGTTGGAGAAAGCGATAAGGGCTCAAGAAGACTTCACAAATGGAAAAATCAAAAAATAAGAAATGAGAGAAATCTTAAACACCGGGGATGGTAATTTATATCAAGTGATTAGAATTTTAAACGAAGCAAGATTAAAAAATCCAGACACCGGAATATTAAAAAAATTCTTTCGTTGTGACACGTTACTTAGAAGCAATGGTAAACTATACTTTGTTAACAAGATAAAAGAAGTAGAGTACACACCGGTACAAGAAAACAAAACAAAAAAATGATAAACATGATAGCACAAATATTTGGAATGACATTCATAGGAGTAATAGCAATATGCTTGATATGGACAGTTGCAGAAAGCATATTCACGAGAGAAGATAAAAACAAAAAGCTCTTAAAAAATATGGAGAAGTTAGACCGTAACAAAACTAAATACTAAGGTATGAAAAAACTTAGTCCACTAGCTGAAAGGAAAATAGGATGGTATGTATATTCACTGCAGGATACAAAAGGCCTCTTCTGTTACATAGGGAAAGGTACGGACAGCAGAGTATATGAACATAGAAATTCTATGAATGATAGTGATACTAGAAAAAACATCTGGCTAAGAAATAACGAATTCCAAGAATTTATACATTCAACTCATTCAACTAGCGATGCAGCTTACGAAGCAGAAGCTATGCTTATAGAGTTAGTGCGAAGAAGACCTATGCTAGGTATACCTGATGGTTTGTTAAACGATGTTTCTGGCCACCACGGAATATGTATGAAAGCTGAAAGATACGATAAGCTACACGGTGATCAGGGAGAGTTTGATAAAGAAAAGGTTGACAAGTTATTCAGAAAACAAGATCGCTGCGGAGTTATATTAAACATTATGAGAAGCGCAGATATAAATAAGCGCAACAACACATCTTATAGAGAAATGGCTTTTGGCTATACTAATGCTTGCAAAGAAAGATTACATCTAACTGAAGAAATATTTATAAGATTTAAGGGCTCTATCGTCGAACATTGGACTAATGTTAAATGGACTGCTGATCCTTATAAAGGTAGTGTATGGAGTGGAACTAAAATGGATTCTGAATATGCTCCAACTGCTATTACGTGTAAAATAAGAAAATCACAAGCTTCTGCAATTTATATCAATATGGATTGGGATTACAAAAATAAAAAAAGAAAAAAACATGGGATTCAATAAACGATACATAAACAAAGAAAAAATATCATCGGCTTTTAAACAAGGAGGGGCTAAAGGTGTTACTGATTTATATAAAGTCGAAGCGGTAATCATACCTCCTGATAGTAATGTGTGTGATTATATTGGTAAGATAAATAACATGTCTGTATCTATTAAGCATAAACATGAGCTGATAGATATCTATATGTACCAGCTGTTAGAAGGCTTATATGAATATAAATAAAAAATAATGCTGAATATATTTTCATTTGTCAATTATTTTTAATATATTAGTAGTAAAAAACTAATAATAGTAATTACTAATACTAATAATTAGTATACTAAATATAATAATTAAATAATAATTAAATAATTAAAATAATATAATTAAAATAATCTTAAGGAGATAGTCGAAAATCCTAATAATAATAGAGTAGACAAAAGCTAAAATAAATTAAAATGGCAAAAGAATTCAACCCACAGAAGTACGGAAAATTATGGTCAACAGTTGACTGTGAACTAATGACAGGAGCTAAAGCTAAAGTCCCAGCAGGAGATGCTAATCAACCATTGATTGGAACATTTACTATTGGAGGCAAAAGGTTTGAACTTACATTCTCAGAATCTAATAGAGTATTGGAAACAATGTTAGATATGCAGAATATGTATAAGAAAGCTCAAAGGTTAGGCATGCTAGATGCTGGGTCAGGAACATACAGAGGATAATATGATACTATCAGGAATAACAGGACTTGTATTAGGTTGTGGAATAACAATCTTATACTTAAAAAACAAATTCATTACAGTGAAGGCTTTGTTAGAAGACAAGCTTCTAATCAATGATATTTTGAAAAAAGAAATAAATTCATTAACTTGTTGTAAAGAAGATAATTCTAAGAAAGCTGCTTCAAAACCAAGACGCAGAACTTATAAGAAAAAATCAGATAAACAATAAATTACATGATATTTATAATTGAACGTTAGTAGTAATGTTAGCTACTCAATTGGACGCGGGTTCGACTCCCGCCATCTCCACAACAGACTATATTCATTTAGATATAATATAGGGGTTTTTGTTTAAACTATATTCATTAGGATATAATACGGGGATGACTTGGATATTGACATTGAGATAAGGATATTATGAAGTTCACACGCATAACAGGCGAACATGTTGAAATGGCAATGGCGGCTTAATAAAGTCCCCAGAACCAACGGTTGAAGAAGCACACCGTATAAGCTTCGGAGGAAGGAGGTAACAAAAAAATATTATGGACGAAGAACTAAACATAGAAGGAATGGAATTAGCATTTGAAAGCACATATAAACTTGTGACTGGCAAGATCAGTATAGAGAAAGTAGCCAAAGGAGGAGTAGGTGAGACATTTATATTGTATGACCCGTTTGATGTAAGTATACCGGAATTAAAAGATATACTGAATGACATCATAGACTATTATATAGAATCAGAAGAATATGAAAAATGTCAAGAGATAAAAAACATATTAGAATCTGGTACTGAAAATATTGTTAAGCTAATAGAATCAATAACTCTTCCAGATACTGAAGCGTCAGAAGCAATACAAAATATCAATGATACAAAGTCAGAAGGATTAAATTCTATAGATAACTTAATAAGTTTATTTAAACAATACAGAAGTAATTACGATCCAGATAAATTAGAAAAAGATCTTAAGGCTAAAAAATATATCCCTGAATATCTTTCTGATATAGAACTCTGGTCTTTAATGACTGATCAAGATAGAACTATATTTGAAGATGACTATAATCTTTTTTCAAAATGGACTGAGAAGTTAGGTGACGATAATAAAAAGTATTATTCAGAAAGGCTTATAAATAATCTACCGTTAATACCTGTAATACAAGAAGAGCTTTATAACGAAGGTGAATACACATACGATTATAATTCTCTAGTTGTTACTATGATTGGGGAGTTTATATGTATCAGCAATTACAGCAGGGATAAGATAGATAAGCTACAGAGAGTGCTTGAAGGTCTAGGTATAGTTGATTCTGAAATAAGAACAAAGATAAGCGAAGGTAAAGACAGTGAGACTGTATATACACTTGTATACTCTTCAAAACAACCACCAACAAAATAATGAATAAAACACTTCCATACCTAATAGCGTTAAGTGCACTGTCAGTTTCTGCATCAGCCGCATTCTATTCTGTATATGGTTTGAGTAAACTGTTTGCCGGTGCAAGCACTCAGATTATTATAATGGCTGGAGCGCTGGAAGTTTCTAAGTTAATAGTAGCATCATTGCTATATCAATATTGGGATACGTTAAATAAATTTCTAAGAACATATTTTGTTATAGCTACGTTTATTTTAATGATAATAACATCGGGTGGTATTTACGGTTTTCTATCAGGAGCATATCAAGAGACAGCTAATCAATCTCAATTTTTAGACAGACAAGTTGAACTTATAAAATCAAAGCAGACCAGATTTGAAGAACAAAGATCAGAGCTTAAAGAATCTATTGTTAAGTGGACAGATGCTCTGGCAAACCCCACTCAGATACAGTATGTTGATAAAGAGTCTGGTCAGTTAGTGACTACAACTTCATCGCGTCAAAGAAAGTTATTAGAAGGCCAGCTTGCAGAAGCAAAGTCAGAATACAATTCCGTTACCGACTCAATTACAAAATTAGATATACAGATACTTGATGAACAAATAGGAAACGAATCTTCAAGAGAACTAGGCCCATTAAAATACATGGCTAATCTAACTGGTGAGTCTATGGATAGCATAGTTAACTGGTTCATGTTACTTATTATATTTGTATTTGACCCGCTAGCAATTGCTATGGTTGTCACTGCCAACTTCGCTTTTACACGCACTAAAAAGATAGAAGAGCTCGAAGACTTAGGTATTGATGTATCTGGAATGAATAGACTAGAAAAACTTGAGGTTGTTAACTCTGAGGTTATCAAAGGTTTACGCAAAATCAAGGGGTTTGAGGACAAAATAAACTCTGTGTCGGGTATACTTAATAATATAAGAAACAAAGTAAAAGGTAAAAAACAATGACAGAAATAGTAAAATATATAGTTGAGTTTAGAAAAGGTACTAAGTGGAATCAAAATCCTGACCAAGAATATAGGTATATGGAATGCAAGCTTTGTGGTCAAATGGAACTGTCGTCTGAAGGATCTATATCTACAACATGCCATGATTGCGTGAGAGAAATGACCGATCCACCTGAGATAAGCACAAGAGGTAATACAGGCAAAGTATCAGGCTGGCATTTTATGAAAGAGTTCGTAGATAAAAATGGTAATGTATATCACAGAGGTGTAGAACAACCTCAGCTGAAAGGAAAACTCGAGCCTACTACAATCGAAAAGAAAAATAAGCTTTCCAAGAAAGAAAAGGAATGTTATAAGCAAGAGGCTGCAGTGAAGGTCTCTATATTAAAGAAGGAACTAAAAGGTCTGCGTTGGAAGAAGGATAAGAAATTAGTAACACAGCAGATAAAAAATTATTCAAAAATAATGAACGGTAAATTTACCGATACATTGGTTACAAAACTATTCAGCTAATTGTTTTCATAATTCATAAAGATTTGTTATATTAGTATATAATCAAAATTATTGGAGTAAACGCATGGCATTAGACAAACTAACATATCATAGAGCCCAACCATCTAAAGAACCTCAAATTATTGAGTTCAAGATTAGTGACAATCTCACTATAAAAGAATATAAACGTACATGCAAGAGAATGGCATTAGCTCTAGGTTATTCTAACAAACTTGTAGACGAACACTTCGGTAAAGACATAGAAACCGGAAACCCTGCACAACTAAAACTATTATTTGACTAATATGAAAGATATACTATTTACCGCTGCTATCGCCAGCACGATGTTGCTGATGCTTTGTTTTCAACAAGACTCAGAAACTCAGATAAACAAAATGGAAATTGAGATTGAAAGATACGAATCAATTATAGATAGCTTACTAACGAAAGTTGATACCGTTGAAGTTATAGAAGAAGATGGTGTGAGATGGTATACATTAGATACTTTGGTAAGAGCTATTATGTTTATTGAAAGCAGCTATAACGATTCGGCATATCATGAAGGTGAAGACGCTGTAGGTTGTTTACAAATAAGACAATGTATGGTTAACGATGTGAACAGAATATTAAAGTATGATGCATATACATACGACGACAGATGGAACAGAACAAAATCAATTGAAATGTTAAGAATTTATTGTAAACATTACAGACTTACAACACCAGAGCAGATTGCTCGATGCTGGAATGGCGGACCTAGAGGTATAGATAAACCACAAACGGCTAATTATTGGAGTAAGGTAGAAACACAAATAAAGGAGAACTCATGAATTTAACAGAAGACATGTTATTAGATAATTGGAAAGATTTGATGAAAATCATTGATGACAATTTCAAAGATGACAGAAAAGAAAAATTAAAAGCTATGTACGAAAGCTTTCAAGAAAGAATGATGTTTTCACCAGCATCAGGGAACATAAATTACCACAACGCATTTATAGGTGGTTATGTTGAACACGTATTAAGAGTAGCTAGGTGTGCTGAACAGACTTATATGCTTTGGAAATCGATGGGCTCATCAATGGAAGGTTATACTAAAGAAGAGTTGATGTTCGCTGCGCTAAATCACGATCTAGGAAAATACGGTGACTTAAAAAACGATTTATACGTACCTAACCCAAGTGAATGGCATAGAAAAAACCAAGGGTCGCTTTGGAATCTCAACCCTGAGCTGAATTGGATGCCGGTACAGCATAGAAGCTTATGGTTATTACAACATCACGGTATCAAGGTATCTGAAAACGAAATGATTGCCATAATGGTACATGATGGGTTATACGACGAATCTAATACTCAATATTACAAACATTACAATGCTGATAGAAATTTCAAGACTAATATGCCATTGGTATTACACCAGGCAGATTTAATGGCTTCGAAAATAGAAGGTGAGATAAATAAAGTAAGCGGTGAAGTAAAAAAGGCATCAACTTCAACTTACAAGAAGAAAACTTTAGATACAGCAACAGCAAGTAAATCCGTCAACGATATATTCAGTGGATTATTTCAGGAGTCTAAATAATGGAGTGGATAGTAATTACACTTTCAATACTCCTAACGGTTTGCGCATTTATAATAGTAAATCTTTTAAGAAAGTATGATAAGTTAGAAGAGACAGTGTTGAATTTAGACGACACCATCCAGCACATCAGAGCAAGAACTATAGATGCTTTAAGTCAGATGAGGGTTATAGACTCAAAGGGAGGGTTTGAATCTGATGATGAAATAGGTGTTATATTCAAGTCAATAAAAGATATAATTTCAGAATTAAAAAATGATATTGAGGAAAGCAATGATTAGTCCTGTAGATAAATTTTATGAAAATATAGAAAGATACCAACAGGAATTTGAAGACTATATGAACAATAAAAGTAAGAGAGGTAGAAAGAGAAAGAATAAGATGTACTTTACACCTGTTGCTGAGAAAGCTATTGTTGCATATAACGAAGAGAAAAATCAAGTTAAAAGAAATAGAGTATACTCTCAACATATACACTATCCTGTTTGGAAGTTGGCTCAAAACATAATAAATAGATTTAAGTTTCCTTACATGAATGGAACAACTGAAGACAAGCAGTATGAAGTTATAGGATTCTTATTACAGAAGCTTCCTAAATATACTGAAGAGAAAGGTAGAGCTTTTTCTTATTTTAGTATAGTTGCAAAGAACTATTGTATTCAGACTAATAACAAAGCATATAAACTACTTAAATCAAAAACTGATCTATTGGCAGTCGATAAGCAGAGAGACACTGTCAACGAAGAAATACATAGTGAAAGACAACGGTCGCTTAAAGAATTTACGGATATGTTTATAGAAGCTTATGACATAAAAGTTGAAAGTATATTTTCTAAGAATGCTGATGTCAAGATCGCATACGCTGTTATGGAATTATTTAGACGTAGAGAAAATATAGAGAAGTATAATAAAAAAGCTTTATATGTTTTGATAAGAGAAATGACAGATGAAAAAACTCAGGATATTTCCAGAGTAGTAAACATAATAAAAAAAGACTTCAAAGAGAAGTATAAAAAATATGAGCAATCGGCTCATTAAAATATAGCGCGCGCTATTATAAAAACAAAAAAAAGAAGAATAAAATATGAAAAATTTAATTTTAACAATTGCTTTAATAGTTGCAACGATAGTTGGAACTCAAGCACAAACAAAAGGTGACTGGTACGTAGGTACTGGTGACATTAGTAATGTATCATGGACAGCATACGCACTTAGCCCAACTGTAGGATATGGAATTATGGACAACTTAATGGTTGGACTTTCTGTATCTCAATTGGACTCAACAGCTGATATGTCTTATGATTTACACGCAAGATATTTTGTAAAAGGATATTTTGTATACGCTGCAACAAGTGGACTAGATACAGAGTCGTTAAGTATTGGTTTAGGTAAAATGTTTACTATACATAAAGGTGTGTACGTAGACCCAAAAATAGTTTACAACACAGAAGCAAAAACAACGAATCTTACTTTAGGATTTGGTCTAAAATTTTAATTAACTAAACGAAGTTGCGCGCTTGGCAATAATGCCCAAACAACAACAAAGAAAAGGAAGAGAAAATTATGGATTCAGTAATCAAATATGTAAATGGATTTTTCGGTGGATTATTATCAGTGATGATGACAATTTTACCAGTAACAATCTTATGGACTGTCTTAACAGGCGGAACTGTATTTGGAATGGACGTAATTGCTAACTTAACCTCTCTTGTAAACTCACTAGGACAAGGTGGATTTGCAGGGTTGGTAGTATTAGTAATTGTAGGGTCATTCTTTATTAAGAAGTAAATTACAATCGTTATATTTAAAGAAACCTGGGGCATAAGCTCCAGGTTTTTTGTTTTGTATATTTATATATAAATAGGAGAAAGATAATGGCAATAAGTGAAGATCATATATTTGAAGGTAAATCTTTTGAAAGTTTACTCCAAGATATATACAACAATTCCACAAAGAAAGAAAAACAGATAAACGAATTGATACTACAGCTGCAGCCCATGATAAAGAATATGGGTGATGCAACAATATTAGTACCGATAATAAAAGAGTACTTGGAAGTCAGTGTAAAGAATGATGAGCATTTGATAAAGATGGCTGCAATTGTACAGAGGGCAATGGGAAGACCTGAGAGTGAAAACTCAACAGGATTACTTACTGAAGATGAGAAGAAGCAATTATTAAGTTCAGTCCAGGATTTAGAGGACAATAAATAATGGGTTTTGGAGATAAAGGAAGTTCGGCTAAGTTTACTAATGCTAATGCAGCTAGTAATCCCCCAGTAGCATCGGGTGAAGTTGTAGATGTCGTAATGAATCCAGACCATCAATGGTATAAGACAGATACACCAGGTGCAGACTTGGGATATGTAAAAGTAAAGCTATTAGGTGAGCAGGTAGACTATGCTCTTGCAGACGAGATACAAGGACACTGGATACCTCCTTTAAATAAAAACATAACATCATATCCACTCAAAGGTGAAGTTGTAGTTTTATTAAGAGCAGCAACTTTAGGCGCAATGATAAACCCAAAAGATACAGGTTACTATTGGCTGTCAGTTGTTAATATGTGGGGTGACATAAACTCTAATGCTGTGCCTAATATAGCATTCAATCCAAAAAACTTTGTCAATGACACATTGGGAGAAACATTTGTAGAAAAAGAGGTAGCTCCACTACAGCATTATGAAGGCGATACAGTAATGCAAGGTAGATTTGATAATAGTATTAGACTTGGCGCAACTGCAGTTGCAGGTAAGCCAGAGAACACATGGTCGGTAGGTGGTACAGACGGAGATCCTATAATGATCATATCAAATGGCCATGCTGATACGGGTGATTCTCATATAGAAGATATAAACGAAAACGACTCAACTATAATGCTAACAAAGACTCAGAAGATAGATCTTATACCTGCAAACGCTATAGCTGATGAGACAGTACCAGTACCTTCAGGAGGACCTTCACCTATGGTCGCTGTAGGTGAATATACAGGTACTTCACAAGTAATAATAAACTCAGACAGACTTGTATTCAATTCCAAGACTGAAAATATAATACTTTCAGCTAAAAAAGAAATCGGTCTTTCAACTGCATCATGGAAGTTAAACGTAAGTGCACTTGCTGATATTGTTTTAGAGATGTTAACAAATTTAGAGATGGAGACACACCCTACAGCTTGTGGTATGTCAGCTCCACCAGTGCAGGCAGCTGTATACGGAATGTTGAAGGCTCAAATGGAAGCGATGCAACAATAATGCCTTTTTTAGTACCTATATTTCAAATGAACATGGCAAAATACTTTGATTCGGAAAGTATGCTATACTCACCAGCATCTGGAGATATTTCAGAGGTAGCATCTCCAGGAACTGCAAAAGGTTGGTCTGAATCTATGAAGCTTGCATCAGCAGCAATATTCCCACCATCTGTAACTATAGCTGCAGCTGAAGGGGCTATGTACGGGATGCTCGCTGGCTGGAGTACTAGCAATGATTCAGCAGGGGATATGCTAGTAGCGTCAATAGATGTTTTTTATGCCACTTTGGCTTTAGGGATGCTGCCACTACATGCTGCAGTACCGCCAATGCAAGCTCCAATAGCAGCTCAATTCTCAGCAGGTATGGACGGACTAGGCCATACTGACTGGGCCCAAAATGTTGGTAACTCAATAGCCACTTGGGTACAATCTGGGACATGGGTAAATATACCATCAGGTGCCGCAGGCCCTTGGGTGTAAAAACGTATTTTTTATATATTTATATATAAAGTAATGGAGTACATATATGACAAAGAAAGAATTAGTAAAACTCATTAAACAGGTTGTTAGGCTTGAAATAAAATCAGCTGTTCAAAACGAAATGAACGAGGCACTTAATATGTTGGAGCAAAAAAAGCCAGTGTTGAAAAGAAGAAAACCAAGCGCAGGAAAAAACTATACAAGTAATTCTATGTTGAATGAAATACTTAACGAGACAAGAGCTTCGACTGAATTCGAACCTTATCCTGAAGTTTCAGTAGATAGTTTAAGAAGTAAATTCTCCTCAATGCAAGGAGGCGGGGTTACACAACATACAGATATGAATAACAGACCAGTTGATGTTCAAGCTTTGCCAGATGGTTTAGATAAAGCATTGACAAGAGATTATTCAGAATTAGTGAAAAGATTTAAGTAATGAGAAAAAGACCTATATATAAATTTAATCCTTTAGATTTTGAAAGAGACATTGCAATAGGTCTTACTCTACCTCTTACTAACGATTCTAGTGCTGAGCGTAGGTACAGCTATGAAACAAAGATGTCGGCACCTTTACCTCATAATACAAGTGTTAAAGGTCAGAACAGTGGAGGTTTTAAACAGTCTTATACTACAATCGATCAGACTAAATCAAATTTAATAAACTTAGTACTAACAAACAGAGGTGAGAGACCAATGCACCCTGAATTCGGATGTGACATTTTCAAGACTTTGTTTGAAAACAATACTAAAGTTGTTAGAGAGGATTTAGAAAAACTTATAAAAAAACAAGTATCGGTATGGCTTCCTTATGTAGATCTTAAAAGCGTACTGGTTAATTTTACGCAAGCAAATGAAAATAGAATGAACATAAAAATCGATTGGTCTTTATTCAAAGGTAACACTATGGATATGCAGTCAATCGCACTAGATATAGGTGAATTATAATGGCTAACGATTGTAACATAGATAAAAAACAAACAAAAGATATAAAGTATCTTAATAAAGATTTTGGAAGATTTAGAAGCGACTTAGTTAATTACGCTAAATCATATTTTCCTGAAACATACAACGACTTCAATGAGTCTTCTCCAGGGATGATGTTTATAGAAATGGCATCATACGTAGGTGATGTTTTATCATACTATGTAGACGACCAGCTTAAAGAAAGCTTGTTGATGCATGCTGAAGAAAGAGATAATGTTGTAGACTTAGCAAGAGCTCTAGGATATTCCGTAAAGCCCTCAGTACCTTCATTAGCAGAATTATCAGTATATCAAGTAGTGCCAGCAATTGGAGCAGGTAGTTCTGGAAGACCTGATATGTCTTATGCAATGGAAGTAGCCGAAGGTATGGTAGTCACAAGCGGCGATCACGAATTCATAACTCAAGATACAGTAAACTTTAATTCAAGTAGTTCTAGAAACCCAACAGAAACATCTGTATATCAAATTGACAATGTATCAGGTGAACCAACTTACTATTTGCTGAAAAAAGATGTAAGTGCTATGAGTGGAAAGTTAGAGACTGAGACTTTTGAATTTACAACACCAAAGAAATTTGATAAACTATCATTAAGCTTAGACAACGTAGTTTCAGTACTGTCAGTAAAAGATTCTGACGGTAATAATTGGAGTGAAGTAGAATATCTTGCACAAGACAATATATTTGAAGATGTAATAAATAACTGGACATCAGACCCTGCAATGGCTGTATATAACTATGACGCTCCGTATATTCTTAAATTAAGAAGAACTGGCCGTAGATTTACAACACATGTTAAAGCTGATAATATAACTCAGCTGTGGTTTGGTTCTGGAATCTCAACTCAACCGGACGAACTTATAGTTCCTAGTCCTAGTAATGTTGGAATGGCATTACCTTATGGTAACACAGCTCAGAATTTTATAAACGGAAGCAGTTATATCGATGTTGCGTTTGATCCTGTAAATACAATGTTTACTAGACAATATGGGGAGGCACCTAGAGATACAACGCTTACTGTAAAGTATATTGCTGGTGGCGGTATAGGTTCTAACGTAGCTGCAAGAAAAATTGACACAATAATAGAATCTTCAGCATGGTTAGACGAAGATGGATTAAACGCAGGTACTTTAGATACAGTAAAGAAATCGCTAGCTGTTATAAACATAAGACCAGCAGTAGGAGGTCGATCGGCAGAGACAACAGATGATATTAAACAGAACGCTCTTGGACATTTTGCCTCACAGAACAGAGCTGTAACTAGAGAAGATTATATTGCAAGAATCTATGCAATGCCCGCTAAATACGGATCAGTTGCAAAAGCTTATCTAGATAAAGATGAACAATACTGGATGCAGACTGTAGGTACACACGAGATAAAAAATCCATTAGCATTAAACTTATATACAGCTACTTATGATGACAATAAAAACTATGTACCTTTAACACCTTTAGCTAAAGAGAATATGCAGACATATCTTTCTCAATATAGAATGTTAACGGATGCAATAAATATAAAAGATGCATGGATAATAAACATAGGCGTAGACTTTGGTATTTTACCAAGACCTGGCTTTCAAAACAAGGATGTATTGTTAAGATGTGTTAAAAAACTAAGATGTATATTTGATCCGGATAACTGGTCTATAAACGAACCTATAGTATTGCCAAATATAGCTACAGAGCTAGATAAAGTGGAAGGTGTGCAGACAGTTAAGAGTTTAAGAATATTTAACCTATTTGATATTGCATCTGGATATAGTGGAAACATATATGATATAAAGGGAGCGACAAGAGATGGAGTTGTATATCCTTCGCAAGATCCATGTCTGTTTGAAGTTAAAAATTTAGATACCGATATTAAAGGTAGAATCGTAGGATATTAAAAATGATATATTCAATAACAGCATCAGCTGACACAACATTATACGAAAAAGTGAAAGAAGGCCCATTCTCTTCGAGCATGAATGCAGGCATAGATGAGATACTGGAAATAAATAAAGACATGTCAGGGTCATTAGGTGCAGGTCCCTTCAATTCTAGATTTATAGTAAAGTTTGATATACCTCTTACTATGTACTCTGGGTCTGATACTGTAAACACATTTAAAAATCCTGACGGTACTAAGTTTTCACCACCAACAACGTTCGTAAGAATATATTCAGCAAATAAAGATGAAAGCCTGGCTTTGGATGACAAGTTAGAGATTAAAGCAGTATCACAATCATGGAATGTGGGTATTGGTAGAGTAGGCAATAAACCTCTTGTAACAGAAGGTGCTAGTTGGAGCTATCCAGTAAAGTATGGTCAGTCACTATGGGAAAACAATCTTGGCATAAACCAACCTGGTTGTTCAACACATTCTATAGCAGCCAACCCTGCCATATTCGCTAGTTACACTTCTGCAAGTGGAGCTAACTTAGATATAAGACAAGATGTTTCTTATTGGACTACTAAAATGACAATGTCTTCAGGTGTTAACGGTTTAGATCATATAAAAAACAATGGCTTTTTAATAAAAAGGCCAGACGCAATAGAAGCCGATGTAAACAAACAGGGCAGTTTTAAATATTACTCTACAGAGACGCATACAATATATCAGCCTCGTTTAGAATTCTGCTGGGATGATTCTAAGTTTGTAACCACTGGTCTATCTGAACTATCAACAGATGACCCTTCATCTATATTTATGTATCTAAAAAACAACAGAGCAGATTACAAATTAGGCGAAAAAGCTAAGTTCAGAATTATAGGTAGAGAAAAATATCCTGCAAAGACATATGGGAATACCTCAGCAGAGCTGAAGGTTAAGTATATGCCCTCTGGTTCAGCATTCTATTCAGTTAAAGACCTTAGGACAGGAGAAACTGTAATACCTTATGACGATACCTTTACTAAAATCAGCTGTGATTCAAATGGTAACTACTTTGAAGTTTTTACATCAAATCTATCACCTGAAAGATATTACCAGATAGAAATAAAGCTTAAAGCAAAAGGAAGTACGACAGATATAATTGGTTACTATCCAATTAAAGATATATTCAAGGTGACTAGATAATGGGAAATGTAGAAAGACAAGCTGCGGCACGTAAAGCATATTATGCTAAAAAAAATATACAAAAAGCTCTTCCCGAAATAGAGTTTGTAAAGACACCAGAAAGACAGATACAAGTAAAGGTTAAAAAGATAAGTCCTATAAAATCTGCAACAAGTATAAAGTCTTCTGATCTGTATTCCGATGCCAACTTTGAACTTAGGGATCAGTTCGAATTTGACATAGACAAAGAAAACGAAAGAAGCGAAACTGGTATAGTAGTATCGAGAGAGGGTATAGATAACTGGAAACTAGAGCTAGCTTCTGCAAGATTTATATTTGATAGAGACACATCTGAAGCATACACTGATACTGAATTCAAAGAGCTATTTAAGAAGAAGGATCCGAATTACGGCTTACCTATTGTAGATCAATTTGAATATGAAAACGTAACATATCACGAAGCAGATGAGTTTAAGCGAGGGGCTAGAAAGCTAGCATATAATATAGGAGAAACACATGTATTATCTAGCTGGGCAAACGGAATAATAGTTTTTGTTGCAAACGCATATAACTATGAGGATGCAAAAGGCCGTAAAAACAGAGACAAGATGAATTATACTTGGTACTTCTCTGCAGATACAAAGCGTAATTTCAACACAGATGTACAGAATAAAATAGTTGGAAAAGGAAGAAAGCTTTTGTTAGACAACGTGCAGAGATTTACAACAGGTAGATATTATTGCGAAATATCAAATGATAAAGGTGTAACTAGAACTATGCCTCACTATGTTAATGTATACCGAGACGGAAGGATCGTGGAGCTTACTGGTGGTGCTGAAAACAATATACCGCTTGGAAGATTTGAATGGGCCCCTATAAAAACAACTGCCGACTTTGATAAAAAACATCCAAAGCTAAGACCATATAAAGATTATATATTAGAAGAAGAGACTTGGGTTCCTATGCAATATAATTCTCAAGCAAACGCATATGAAAGAGCTGATCTTGCTAGCCCTGACAAAACACCTGGAAAAACACCTTGGAATACTAACGAAAAAATAAAGTGGGTGAAGGAAAACTCCATGAAAGGAAATACTATAGATCCAGGGTATGGTAGAAAGATGGGATATTGGAAATACAGTGTCGGTTCAATTGTATACTGGTCTGATTCTGACGGTATAGTATCATTCTTCAACGTTCAAAAATATTACAGGCATAGGGAAGAGATGGGCTACAAAAAAGATTTTTCTCAAGTAGAAGTATTCAACAAGAAGCAAAATAATCCTTACTATTTGAAAAACGATAATATAGCACAATACAGAGGATAAGGAATGGATAGAATTGAAAGGTACGACATAAAACACTTACAGAATATCCCTTCTAAAAAGATATTTACAAACTTTGGCGAAGGAGATATTGATTTAGTAGAGCTACATGTATACGGCGGTAAGACATTGTTATCTTCGGATTATGATGTAGACGGTTTTGTAATAGACAAATATATAAGCAAAGGCCGAAAGAGAAAAAGACCTAGAATAGAGCTTGACATACACAATGATATACGTCAGCTAGGTTTCTCATCAGGTTTATATAAAGTACACTACAATTTCTTTAGAGATATACTAGGTTCGTGGAACACAAATAATGGACTGCACGTATCTGAAATATCTCCATCAAGAACTGAGGTTAGAATAAAAACTACTTCTCAAGACGAAGAGTTTATAAGAAAGTTTGAAGAACTACAGGAAAAAAACGTAGATGATTTTGTAGATGAAGGCTGGCAGGATTTATTAGCTAACTTTGGTAACAATACTGTTGTACTTATAACAAACTGGCAAGATGATGGTGAAGACGGTATACTGTTAAAGTTATATGAGCCTTTACCTAAAGATGTATTATTAAAAGAGCAACTTTGGATTGTTAAAGAGGTTATAACTTCACACACAGAAGTAATAAAGCTCATACCAGCAGAAAGACAGAAAGAAGGTAGCGAGATAGCTGGCCCTAACTTCTCAGTAGATATATCCAAAGGTGCAGGTGGTGCCACAGGATGGGAAACTTGGGATTCTTTGTTGGGAACAAATGCAGTAGCGAAACAGAAGTTAATGAACAAGTTTACTTCTGGATCAGCAGGAGAGTCTGCACATCTAAACATAGATTATAACGACTTCAGCAAATTTGTACATTTTAGCTCTGCCAAAGAAAGACTTGAGAATTTCAAATATAAATTAGGGTTAGTAGAACATTATAATACTCAGATAGCTTCATTAGACGCAATGACAAATGCGGGTGTATATGTTGATAAGAATAGATCAAATTACAGTATAAAGAAGGAAGAGGTTGTTCAGGGGTTTGATGGATATGAAAGTTATTTATACTTTGAGTCGTCTTCATACTCTTCTACATCAAATGGAGTAAGACACGAGAGAACTTGGCCCAAGACAGGGACAGTACAGCCTTACACAAATAGACCAGTAGCTGATTCTATATCAGTTGCATGGTTCGCATCTCAATCGAATGTAGCATTAGACTATGATGTACATAATCCACACAATTTAGAAAATACAATACCGTTTCATATAAGGGAAGCAGGAGACGGTGATGACAACGCAAATTATTTACTATTTGTAAATATGATAGCTCATCACTTTGACACTGTATACAATTATATAGATGGGACAATGCAGATACACAAAAGGAGTAACCCTCTTTACGAAGATCTCTCAAAAGACTTAGTATACAATGTGCTGTCTTCTTTTGGATTCGAATCATATCAAGGTTTTCAATTTACAGATCTTTGGGAATATTCATTTGGCCAAAACATGGATGGTACTAACGCAAACACTCAACCTACTTTTTCAATAGTAACACCAGGCTCCAGTATAGCTGCTCAATTATCTAACGGTATGCCCACAACTGGATCAGTACAATATGTTACATCTTCTGTGTCTCAAGGTGATGCTTTAACATCAAGGGAAGATCTTTCAAGAGAAACTTGGAAACGTATGCTTAATAATCTTCCTTATCTGCTTAAAACAAAGGGAGGTGAAAGAGGTATTCGTGCACTTACAACTACTTATGGTCTACCTCCTACACTATTGAGAATATTTGAATACGGCGGCCCTAAAAAGGCAAAGAAAACAGATTCTTATGCTGCATACGATAAATTCTCATATGCTTTAGAATTTGGTGAGGCTGGCAGCGCTGGCTCAAACTTACATATCAAATGGCCAGATTTAACCCCACTCCACCCAATGCAGCCAGACAATGTTGAAGACAGAAGTCCTGATGCACTTGAGTTTCGATTCAATACTAATACAATAACGACTCAATCTTTATATATTTCGAATTTTCAAAGCTCTGGCCAAATGTACAACCAATTGAGTATAGTACCACATCCAAACGCTTTAAAACCTACTTCTGGTTTTTCAAAATATGGCAAGTTGCTATATACATCTAGAGAAAACACAGCAGCAAACAACTATGCTAACCAAGTTTCTGGTAGTACTGATTGGCTTCCTTTATATGACAACGACTGGTGGTCAGTTATGGTATCAAGGGCAAATGTAAAGCGGCCATCTGCAGCTACTATGACTGGCGCTCAAAGAATAATAGTTACTGTTGCAAAATCTCCTGATCACTCAAAAGCAAGAATAACACACACAAGTTCTGTAGCTATATCTATTGCTGCAGAGGAAGCAGGGTGGCAAGCACCTAACGACATAGACTTTGGAACTAAATATACACTAAACTGCCCGCTGCAGGCAGGTACACAAACACCATTCACAGGTTCGCTGCAGGAAATAAGAACATGGTATATACCAGGTAACCAGGATGCATTTGATAACTGGAACCCAAGTCACATAAGTCACAATATGACAAGTAGCGACCCTGCACCCTTTTGGAATCATGTACGGGCCCCACTTTCCATAGAAGGTAACAGCGCAACGTCTTCATTTGCTCAGCTTTCCCAGAGATATTCATTAGGTGTAGATCTAAACCGAGCAGGCGCAAATCAATTCAACGATGGCTCATGGCACAGTGGAAATGTAGTGCTATCATCTTCAGCACAGCAAGCAAATCATAGATGGGTAGGTCCAAATATAGGCGAAGCTATAAATACATTGCATCATGGCGGGACACCTTGGTGGGAACAGCATCTTACAAATGCTACAGCGTCTGGATTCTCAGGTAACTTATTTAACGACTGGTCAACACAAGAAGAAAGACATTATACAGCAATGCCTGACTTGGTTAGCACTAGAGCAATAAGCGATAAGATAAGAATAGAAAGCTCTACACTACTAGGTAGATTAAATGATAGAAGAAAAGTTGAAAGGTCACAGTTTGATTCAGCTCCGTTGGATTCTAATAGACTTGGTGTATATTTTGCACCTCACTTTGAAATAGACTTAGATATAGCTCATGAACTAGGTGGTGCTGACTTTCATAATTACGTAGGTAACCCATTAGATTATAGAGATGATGAATACAAGAGACTTAGGTTTCTTAGAAATCATTATTGGAAGAAGCATACAAATCCATACAATTTCTTTGAATATTTGAAAATATTAAGGTATATAGACCACACTCTGTTTAAACAGATAGAGCACCTTGTACCTGCAAGAGCAAACGCACAAATAGGATTACTTGTAAAAGGTAACTTACTAGAAAAACCAAAGGTTGCAAACTTACAAGAGTCAGTAGAAGAAAATCACTACGAAGGAACTTTAGACTTCAGCAACTACAAAACAACTGCAAACACAGGTGTGCTAGGAGGTGAATATCATAAGTGGCTTAACCCTAAAAACAACAAATGGGAAATAGGCGATGCGTTACAATCACATACAGGTTATCTTTCTGGCTCAGAACAATCAGCTGGAGAGTTAGAGATATCTATAGATACTAGAAAGCACTTCGGACAAGATTTAGATGTTGACGGTTCAAGATATTACTGGGATAACATGGTTTGGTATAAACAGTTTAGCGTTAATGGTTCGGGAATCACTGTTCCAGGAACATACGAAAACAACCCATCAGCCAGTGTAATACAAGGTGGGGCAAGTTACGAAAATGCTGGAGACTTTTTACTAAATGTAGGTGCTGCAGAAGCAAAAGGACATTTTTTCCTTAAAACAAACCTTGAGCATACTCACCACCCACTTCCATCATTATCATCTGTTAATTTCAAAACAAGCGCTTCGGCATTTGACCACCCTAGTTATGGACACAGCCAGAGATCAACTCAAGTTGCTAAGTTTAACGACAGAGGTAATATAAAGTATTATCACCATCAGAAACACTCAAGAACAGCAATGGAATACGAATACCATTACTTCGCAGTTAAAAACAATATGCAGAATAGTGCGTCTACTGGTGGAAAGCATTCATCTGTTTATATGAGTGGATATCCAGGATCTGCCCTATCAAATGGTTTTTATAGATCAGGTATCAGACCTGTAAGTAAGAGCTTGAAAATAGCAGAACATCAAGACTATAAGCTTAATGCAACTAATAATATACTATACGGTGGCTGCAAACTCGTAGGTTCAGACTTTAACATGCCTGTAACCTCAACTGTAGATGGCGGCCCTGTTGTAGAATTTACAGATACAAATCCTAATCAGCTTGTAATTTCTTCACCATCAGCTGGAGCTGGATCTATACAAGCAGTAAACACAACAAGAAACATAGGATAAAAATAAAAGAACTATATATTTATATATAATAAAAAAGATTTGGAGTAAACAAATATGGGATATTTAGATAAAACAACAATAACAGTCGATGCGATTCTTACCAAAAAAGGTAGGGAGTTGCTAGCTAAAGGAAGTGAGTTTTTTAACATAACTCAATTTGCATTAGCAGATGACGAAGTAGACTACGGTTTATGGGATGTGAACCACCAGCTAGGTACTAATTATTATGGGCAAGCTATTGAAGCTATGCCGTTAGTAGAAGCAGTACCTAACGAAAACTATGTTATGAAACATAAGTTAGTTACATTACCTAAAAACATTTCAAGAATGCCAACTGTAACTGTAGGTATTACTGATATAACATTAACATACGGTGGCGATAAGGCACCTATAACGCCTAACACTGCAAACTTTGCAAACGGCAACAAGACTTACGGATACACTGCAATATTAGCTAACTCAGATGCATGTTATCTTAATGTAGCTCCAGGCGGTAGAGTAAACACTTCAGGTGCACCAACAACAGCAGACTATATAGGCGACACAGGAAATTCTGTGACATCAATAGGTACAAGATTTGAAATAGTTGCAAAACCTCAACCAACTGCAGACGTAACAACTACATTAACTTTAATTGGAAACGAAACAGGTGGTTATATTACTATTAACATCACTGTTAAGAAGGAAGCTACTGCGACTAACTTAGTTGAAGATTACTACTTCGAACAATAACAGGGAATAAAAAATGGCACACTCAAAATCACCACGTTTTAACAGAGAAGGCGCACTATCTAGGAATTACTCGACGAGAGTAGGTAGAAGCGACCGAAGAATATCAAGGCCTTATAGAAGACCAATTACACCACTATTTACTAGATTTGAAGGCGGGGATATAGTAGAAAATGCTCAGGCAGATGTTATAACATCAGCAATGTGGAGTAACAACGACGGCGAAATGAAAATGGGGGATAACGAGTTATTCACATCATCAGTCCAAGACGCAGCATCAGGAGTATATTATAAAGAATTCTATAGAGATAACCCACAACTTACAGCATCAGCTGAACCTCAGTTTGCAATAGCGTACGGCCATTATCATGGTTCTGGTTCAGCACCTATAAGTCAATATGCTAGTGCTGGTAAGACACCTACAAAGACTATATACTCTCAATATGCAAATTTACTTTTGTCAGCAGGTGATGAGCAGTTTACTATAGGCTCGGTAAACGAAACATCTTCTATTTTCATAAATGTAAATAGACAAAGATTTAAAGAAAGAATAGATCCAGGAAATTGGGCTATTACAATTTCAAGTTCCAATATACATAAAGGACATTCACCAAATCCAACTGTAGGTTCTAACATAACACTTACAGACGACAGCTCTGCAAATCAAGCAACAAAAGGAGACTTTGGTGCACTTTACAAAGTAGTTTCTGGATCAATAGGTATCACAACAGACACTGGAGCGATAATACCAAGTTCACCTCAATACGGATGGTTTTATCCAGATATGGGTGTGATAATGTTATCACCTAGACTTTTAAGTCAAGATATAGATGAGACAAATTACTGCTGGTGTCCTGGACAAGGTGGTAATATAGGTGCGTCAAATGCAAATGCTACATTAAACCAAGTTGTAGGTTTCTTCACATCATCAAACACAACAGTACCGCAAGGACAGGTATCTAATTCGTTTGCTGCTCGTAGTTCTGAAAGAGTGTTTGCAACACATTACTTCTGTAGGTTAAAAAATGCTGAATATAACTTCTCAAATAATCCTACGTTTACTTCTGGATCTCAAGGGACATTTTCACACCCTTCAATGTATAAAGATCCTAAAGTATACATTACTACTGTTGGAATGTACAACGATAAAAACGAATTGTTAGCAACTGCAAAGTTAAGCAAGCCGTTGTTAAAATCATTTACACGAGAAGCACTGATCCGAATTAAATTAGAGTTCTAAAAATAGGAGTATAACATGTCTGGTATATTTAAGAAGTTTCGAAAGGACGATATACAATTTACTCCGTTCGAGGCACATAAAGAATATAAGTTTACCATTTCTAATTATACTGGTAGTTATTACGAAAAGCACTACGAACAGTATAAGATAATTGACCATTGGCAAACATCATCTCAACATAACCCTCAGGATATACGAATAGTATCTCTGAGCGTGTTTGCTTATGATACAGTGTTCGACGATACTCAGTTTCTTGCAAGCGAAATGGGTTCTTATTTACAAGTTGTAACACCATCACTCCACCCGGTAACTACTAACGGATATTTCAAAAGAAGTTTACACGACTCTATACAGGGAATGTATTATACAAATCCAGATGATCCTTGTTGGACATTAGATAATAATGGCTATGAAAAAGAAATAAGAGCACTAGGTAAATCAGCAGGTATAATATCAATCCCTCAGAAAATGTTTGGTGAGTCTATTAAAAAAGGCTCTGTATCTATAATTTCTGGTAGTACAACTCTTGTTGATGACACGTTTGGTAACTTGATAGATTCTTCTCTATATCTAGATGTGCCAGGCGAAACTATAAGCTACACATCAAAAAGTTTATTCTCAATGAACTTTACAGATATGTATAACACAGCAGGTAAAAAGACCAGTGCACACAGTATAAACGCACTTGCAAGTAGTAGTTATTATCGAGACAAAGGTAAGGAATACTATGATTTAAAAAACAAGACAAGATTTTTTGAACGGTCTCCATATCCAAACAGAGTAGAAGGTCACAACTTTAAGCCTAGAACCTCATCAGCAGCTGAGATGACATTTATAGAGCTTGATGGTATACGCCCTGAAACTACAAGATCTAGATTGAACAAAGAAAAATCTAGTATGTTAGTTATAAAAGACAGACACCAATTTGACTTCAGAACAGCGAGACTAAAAGATAACACTATAGCAGATGACTTTTCGGTATATGTAAGAGTATCAGCTTCACGCTTCCAAGTTACAGCAAGCGCAGACGGATCTAATCACCAACACCACAACTATATAATTTCTAAACACGACCCTCACAATGAAGGTGCGTTTCCATTTTCTATAAGATATGTTAATTCTGAAGGATCAAAAGGAGCAAACTCAGGTAGTGTTTCTATAGGAAATGCAGGGACATACCAAGCAGCTGTGAGTAACGGCCACCAAACAGTATACTTAAACAGCCCTCATGTAGTAAGTCAGTCCACGGCCTTTAACAATATAGTACTTACAAAATCAGGCAGCCACATTTATTTTTATGTAGATGGGTCACTCCAGTCTTCAGCAACAATGCCCTCAGGTTCTACATATAATAAAGCTGACTTAGTTATAGGTGCGAGACCTTGGGATCCAGGAACAAAGTATAGAAGACAGTCAACTGACGCTATGTATTCTAGAAAATATAAAGATACTACTGAATATAAAAATCAATTCAAAGGCGGCATAAGCCAGATAATGATATTCCAAGATAATTTAGCTGTAAAAGAAGTTAACTTTGTGCAGGCTAACCCTTCATTTGAAAACAAGGTAGGTAACGTATTTTACAATCATGGTCTAATTACATTCACGGCACCTGAAGAGAATTATACAAGTGCAAACGGCAGTATATTTTCAGAATGTACTATGTCTTTTAGAAATACACATACAATAATAGAACATGAATATAATTGTCACATAAAAGAAAAGGAGTATGGCTTCACTATGAATCCTACTCTTCTCGACGATAAAAAGCTGAGTACAATCCATACGTTTGTAACTGCTTCAGACTGGGGCCCATATATCACAACAATAGGTTTATATGATGACCAAGCTAGACTACTGGCAGTTGGAAAGCTCTCTAGACCAATACAGAAATCCCCTCACTACGACACTTCTTTTGTTGTAGCATTCGATACATAAAATATGAGTCATTGGTTATATAAAGGAAAGCCTATAAGCGAGGCACCTGAAGATCTTTTTGGTTTTGTCTACTTAATTACAAACATAATATCAGGTAAGAAATATATAGGCCGAAAGTACTTTGGTACAACGAGACGTGTCAAAGTAGCAGGCAAGAAAAGACGCAAGATTATCAGAAAAGATTCTAACTGGAGAGAATATACAGGCTCATCAAAATCATTGAACAAAGATATTGAAACATTAGGTAAAGATAAGTTCAAGTTTGAAATATTGATAATAGGGGAAACCAAAGGACAAGTAAACTACTTAGAAGAAAATATACATCATAGATACCACGTGTCAGTTAAAGACGACTTTTATAACGACTGTATAGGCCCTAGAAGATTTGCTAGGGTTAGATTTACAGATGACACTGAAAAGAAAATAAACGAGATAAAGCTTTAATAACTCGGAAAAATTTGTTATATTATATACATGAATAAAAGTAGACGCTTACTCAATCTTTTTGAAAATGTATTAGGGAAATCAATGACTAGTGGAAATGAAGCAACTTTCACATGTCCATACTGCAATCATCACAAAAAGAAACTTGTTATAAACATTATAACTCAAAAATGGCACTGCTGGGTATGTGGAGTTAAAGGAGTAGGTGCTGAAAGAATATTTAGGCAGGTGGGATCACACGGCAGAGTTAAAGAGTTACACATGCTTACGGGTGTTAAACGTAAAGTTGACCGTGAAAAAGAAGTAGAACATGTATCACTTCCTTTAGAGTTTAAGCCGATTGTAGATGGCGATAAAAACAACCCTGAATTCAGAAACGCTGCAAGGTATTTAAAATCAAGAGGAATTACAAAGACAGATGTGCTTAGATATAATATAGGTTATTGTGATTCAGGCCAATATAAAGGAATGGTAGTAATACCTAGCTACGATAGCTTTGGTATATTAAATTACTTTGTAGGTAGAGCTTATTACGAAAGTGACTTCAAGCACAAGAATCCTAAGACATCTAAAGATGTTATAGGGTTTGAGTTACTAATAAACTGGAATGAAGATATAAATATATGCGAAGGTGTTTTTGATGCAATAGCAGTTGGCGAGAACTCCATACCAATATTTGGAAAGTTCCTCCCTAAGTCGTTAAGAGCGAAAATAAGACAGAACAAAGTTAAGCGAGTTAACATAGTTTTAGATAGCGATGCAAAGAGTGAATCTATAAAACTATGCGAATACTTGCAATCAGAAAATATAGACGTTAGAATAATTGAAATGCAAGATGACGAAGATCCTAGCACATTAGGACATAAAAAGATAACAGAGCTGATTAGTAAATCAAAGCCTGTAGATTTTGCAAAATTACTGGAGATGAAATTTGGACTTTAACAAGATTGATGTAGGATTTAACAAATTAGAAAAAGTATTGCATGTTGCTGATATACACATAAGAAATTATCAGAGACATAAGGAATATAGAAAAGTATTTAGACAGCTGTATAAAGAAGTTGACGATCTTCCTAAAAACTCAATAGTATATGTAGGAGGCGACGTCGTACATAGTAAGACTGATATATCACCTGAGCTTATAAAGCTAACGTGCGAGTTTTTAAAAAATCTAGCAGACAGACGGCATACGATAGTTATAACTGGTAATCACGATGCAAATCTAAATAACTCGTCTAGGCTTGACTCTCTTACTCCGATGATTGAATCTTTAAACCACCCACAGCTTCACTATCTTAAAGACTCTGCAGTGCATTTAATAGCCGACACTCACTTTGCAGTGTTTAGTATTTTCGACGACCCGAAGACTTTTATAAAATCTAATTCTTTTGAAGGTGAGACTAAAGTTGCTCTTTTCCACGGAGCACTTGATATGTCATACACTGATGCAGGATATAAAGTTGAAAGTGATAGTTTAAAATCATCTATGTTTGATGGCTATGATATGACTATGCTTGGAGATATACACAAGAGACAGTTTTACGATACAGATGAAACAATACTCCAGGTAGGGTCTTTAATACAGCAGAATTTTGGAGAATCGTTTGATAACCACGGTTGTGCTATATGGGATGTAGAGAAAAGAAAAGCTGAATTCAGGAACTTTGAAAATGTGCATGGGTTTTACACTATAAACGTCAGCGAAGGCATACTGCCAAATATAGACAGCATACCAAAATATCCTAGAGTAAGAATACGTACTAACAACACAACAAGGGCTCAGCTGAAAGATATAATAAAAGAAATAAAATGCAAATGTAAAACTACAGACATAGTTATAATAAAAAACGACAAACTCAATGCTCAGAATAAAACAACACGCTCGTTAACAAGAGATATAAGAGATGTACAATATCAAAACGAATTGCTTGAAGAATACATAGGAACAAATCATTCAGCTGACTCTGAGACTATACGCAGAATAAAAAATATAAACACTGAACTTAATAAACATCTTTCAGCAATAGAAATATCTAGAGGTGTTAGGTGGCTGCCTAAAACGTTTGAATTTTCTAACATGTTCAGTTATGGTGAAGACAATGTAATAGACTTTAGCAAACTTAGAGATGTCGTAGGCGTATTTGCTCCCAACCACGCAGGGAAGTCTGCAATACTTGATGCACTAATGTTTTGCGCTTTCCATAAGTGCTCTAGAACTAAATCCGCATCTGATGTACTGAACAATAAGAAAAAGAATTTTTCATGTAAGCTTAACTTTGAGATAGACGGTATACAATATTTCATAGAAAGAAAAGGTGTTAAAGAAAAAAAGGGCCACGTTAGAGTTGACGTTAATTTCTGGATGATAGGTGAAGACGATACGATAATATCTTTAAATGGAGAGCAGAGAACTCAGACTGATAAAAATATAAGAGGTTATCTAGGTTTATATAATGACTTTGTGTTAACATCAATGTCAGTACAAAACAATAGTACTGGATTTATTGATCAGTCACAGACGGAGAAGAAAGATCTTCTTTCTCAATTCTTAGATATAACTGTATTTGAAGAGCTTTATAATCTAGCAAATGAGGAGATAAAGGAGGTGCAGATACTTCTTAGAAATTTTGGAAAGACAGACTACTCTCAACAGCTAATAGACGAAGAAGAGAATCAGAAAAGATACAGCAAAGTATACTCAGAGTTAGACGGAGACAAGAATACTATACAGAAACGATATTCAGATAAAGAGAAAAGTATACACACCAAAGTCAAGGAGCTTAAAAATATATCTACATCAGATAATATTGAAAAGTTAGAAAGAGTGAAAAGTTTTGCCGAGGAAACCATAAGTGCATATAACTACAAGTTAAACAAATACAAAGAGTACGCAAAGGTTAATAAGAAAAAGTCAACTGAGATAAATCTAAAAATGTCAAAGATAGATGTAAAAGATCTTGTAGCTAAAAAGGCAGTACTTGATATAGAAAAAGATAATAACTCTAGATTGGTAAGAGAAATAGAAGTTAAAAAGGTAAGCGTAAGAAACAAGCTAGACTTGATATCAAAACTTGATGTGCACGAGTACGACCCTGCCTGTAATTATTGCTGCGACAATGAATTTGTAAAATCTGCAATGCAAGCAAAAGACTTACTTAAAGAAGACAAGATTATTGTTAACAAGCTTTTAAGCGACAGATCAATATCAGATAGTGTGTTACTGGAGAAGACTGAGGTTGAAAATCTAATAAATATATATAGAGAACTAGAAAGTGAAAAGTTGACTATTAGCCAATATGAATCGGAAATTATAATCAAATCGGAGCAGAGAAAGTCTGACCTACGCGCCAAGAAAACTGAACTAAAGGGTATAGATAAGGATATAGAGAAGTATCATAGAAACAAGGAAACTATCAAGGCTAATGAACGGATAAACGCATCTATAGACAATCTAGAAATAGAAAAAGCAAATATAAAAGTAGAATTGGACGAAGTACAAAACGATATACAGAAAGCATACAGTAACGTCTCCATAACTACTCAAAACATATCTAATATAACAAGTACTATAAGCGATGCACACGAGTTGGAGTTAAAGCTGAAGTCATATGAGTTTTATTTAGATGCAATTAAACGTGACGGTATACCTTACGAGATAATAGCTGAGACGTTGCCATATCTTGAAGAGGAGATAAATAATACTTTATCTCAAATAGTTGACTTCGAAATAGAGTTCGATGTAGATGGCAAAAATATATTAAGTTATATAAAATATGGAGAAGAAGACAGATGGCCTTTAGAACTTACTTCGGGTATGGAGAAGTTTATAAGTTCTTTAGCAATACGGGTAGCGCTTATAAAAATATCTAACTTACCACGTCCTAATTTCTTGGCAGTTGACGAAGGCTTTGGTAATTTAGATTCAGAGAATATAAACTCTATGTCTATGTTGTTTGATTATCTTAAAGCAGAATTTGACTTTGTAATGATAATATCTCACATAGATATCATGAAAGATATGGTTGATGGTCTAGTAGAGATCAACATAACTAAAGGATTGAGTAAGGTTATTGTGTAGTACTTGATATTTATATAGTATAATACTGGGAATAATAAATGGCATCAAACACAACAGCGACAGATAGAATAGAAAGACTTCAGATAGAGACCACCGTAGGTCAATACTTCTTCCAAGATTTATATAATAGAAATGTGTATTTCGAAGATTTTGATGACAAGTCTAGCAATTACTTTAAATTAGACTATGATCCTTCATTCAATTTTACTGGCGGTAAGAATTTTATAGGAATAAGAGGTACTGCAGCTACAATGCTTCTAAACTCAGAGATACTAGTCGAAGTGTTAGATACCAACGGTCAAGTACTTAAGTCACAGGTATATGGTTTAGGCGACGATCTAGATACTAAAGTGATATCAATAGATGTAACTACCAATACTCCACCAGGAGACACTATAGTTACAATAATAGGAGTAGCTTCTCAAGGACCGGATGGTACGCCAATCCCTTCTGCATGGTATGGTATACCTAATTTTAGATGGACTAGGATATTTACAACTAAGCCTAGCAACTCTAACAAGTCACCTGTTTTATACGGCCAGACTTCTAGACCTGTAATAAAGATAGAGGAGATATTAAAGCCATTTTACGCACTAACACACAATCAAGATCTATCAGGGTCTACACCATCTCTATATTGGAACGGAAATCCTACATCAAGCTATGTGCTTTCGTCTGATGGTTATGCTGCAGAAGTTCAAGGCCCTAACACAACAACTAAGGTAGAATATAAAAAGAGTGGAGGTAAGTTTTTTATAACAGCGAAACCTCAAGGTACTAATTATATAGACTTTGGAGGGTTTACCAGTGATATGGTAGGTGGTGTAATAATAGTACGATCCCCTCAAACTCCTAGACCTGGTTCGTATCTAGGATATTCAACAGAACATACACCATCAAATCCAGTCTTTGCCCCTGAAGAGGAAGGCGATGGATTATTTGAAAACAATCTGCTAACAAACAACATACCATCATTTATAACAGGTGCGTATGTATCTATGGTCGAAGAAGTAATCTCACCTTTCGAGATAAGAACTTCATCACCACATACTACAATACAAGGAACAACAGGAGCACAGTATCAAGACTTCGAACACTTTGAATTTACAGATTCTGACTTTGAACTTATGTGGGCACAGGCTCCCGCAAGCTACAGTGCAAACCCTACAGGGTCAACCGGGGAGCCGCTTAATACTTCTTATGCACATGTAACATTCAATAATCTACAGCCAATGACTGGAGACGTTACACGTGTTAAGTGTTATATGAAAAATGAACAAGCTCCATTTGACTGGGTTCTTGCATCAGATAATGCAGTTGCAGCTCAGGAGTTATTGTATAGAAGGGACTATCAGAAATTCCGTGCACCTATGGGTGACTTCACTAAACAAGGTGTTGCATTTAATGGAGCAACGTCACTAAATACTTATTGGACTGCTTCCGGTGTAGGTACGCCAAATCCATTTTTAGGTATATACCAACAGCAGACAGCTGCAGAAAACCCACCAGTGCAAGATTGCGTAGTAATAGGTGACAATCAGCAAGCTCTTAGCCTTGATGGAACAGCATATTGGGTATTCGAACCATCATCTTCAAACACAGCTTCTTTCTACCAAGATCAGTGGTATGAACTTTCATTCAAGGCAGTATCTCAAAAAACTCAAATACCTACATGGACAACGACTTATGACGATGCAATAGAAGAGCCCAAGTTGTCATTATATATGTCAGGTTCTGCATTTACCGATGGAGGTTCTGCACATGGTAAGTTTATAGGTCTAATAGAAGACACAGCTATAAAGAAAAAACAAGTTGACTATGACTATAATAATAATCAGAAAGAGGTAGGTAAGAAGTTTATATTTAAAGCAGATGGTACTGAAGGTGGAGGTCCAAGATTTAAAATAGATTCTGGCGTATGGTACTTATGGGATATATCAATAAAGCCATGGGATAGAAAAGGATTTACACCAGGAACTTGGGACGTTATATTCCCAACAATAAAATGTAATGTTGCCGAGTATGACTCACTAGATTTTAAATTTGAATTCTATAACGATTACGGTGATATAGCAGATTATACTGCAGTGATACCTAATGTACCTTGGAAAAATGAACTAACTGCTACGTTTACAAATGTAGTATCTAATACTGTAACCTCAACTGGCCCATCTATCTTCTCAGGCCCAAATACGTTCGGAGGCACATCTTCATTCACAGGTCCTGTTACGATGTCAGGCCCCAATCTTATAAATGGCACAACTTCATTCTCAGGTCCTGTTACAATGTCAGGCCCTGGCTTATTCGGAGATAGCTGTAATGATAGCTGGATAATTTCAGGGTCAGTATATCTTCCTTGTTTACCAGCAGCATCTCAATCTAAGCTAGTTAACTGGGACGGAGTTACAGGTCAGCTAAAAACAATTTCAGCTGCAGATTTTGTTTCCTCAACAGTTGGCGCAGCAGCTCAAGACTTATGGCATACAATAAATGCTGACGGCCCGTCATCAACAACACCGAATACAACCACTGATTCGTTAACAATTGCTGGAGGCTCAGGTATAACAACAGCCATAGTAGGCGACACTCTTACGATAACAAACAATAACCCCGCGGGTGCTTCTGACCAGAACTTATGGCACACAATTGAGGCAGATTCAACATCTACATCCCCAAATTCAACTACTGATACATTCAAAATAGCCGGAGGTACAGGTATAACAACAGCTATTTCAGGTGACGTGTTAACAATAACAAACGGCGCTTCAACGGGTGCACCAGATCAAGATCTATATAAAACATTTGCAGTAGCAGGCCAGACTTCTCAGACAGCCAATACCGCTACTGACACGATGACATTGGTAGCCGGATCTGGTATGACACTAACTACAGCGACTGATGCTATAACTTTTGCATCAACCGCTGCTAATGCATTCGTCAAAATAAAAGTAACTCACTCAGGGACAACACCTCATGCTGCACAGGCTGATTTAGTTGCCTCTGCAAATGATAATTTATATCTAGTTGGTGGAACAAATGTCACTCTATCTTCAAACGCTGGGACAGATCACATTACAATCTCAAGCAACACAGGTGGTTCTGGCGGTAGTGGTGGTAGTGCAGACAACTTAGGAAATCACACAGCAACAACAGCATTACAGATGGGCGCTAACTGGATAACACAGAGCGATGGATACGGACATATGTGGAAAGGTACTCAGTTTACAGATTATGCTGAAGTGCACAGAACAGCTGCTGATGACTTTCATATACGAAACAAAGGATCGAAAAACAATGCAATAAAGATTAGCGATGGCTCAGCAGGTATAAGACTTCAGCCAGATAATTTAACTATGGCTGCATCACTAGCAAGTACACATGGAGGTATGCAGATAGCAGCAAACAATGACCTTTTCTACTATAGCCTTAAAGAAGCCGATACATATTATTCTTTAAAATATAATACGTCTACAAACGAGATAACTTACTTTAGAGAAAACAACATAAGTTCAGGAGGTAGCGCTTGTATGTCTTCAGGTCTACTTGATAAGGATACTGTAGCGACAATAGGATTTAACCCATATCACGGAGCTGGAAGTGGTAATCATTTAAGATCGTGGTCTTATATATCATGTACAACAACCATTGGCCCGCCATTGTATGATCCATCACTATCAGCAGCTGTAGGTTGGAACTCATTTGGCGGACTGTATGACGAAACAGCCTGGCTTACTGTCAATGGTTTTAATGCTATGGACTGTCCAGTTGGAGCAGCAGCTCACCACTCATCTTTCGCCAGTACTAACGTAGGAATGCAGTATGCAGCAATCTTCAATAAGATGGCGGATCCCGGAAACGCGCATAACGATAACCATGAATGTAATATGGCCGGTGCAGGTCATGGTATAAAAATAGGCGTTTCATCTATACCTAGAACAGTAGATTTGAAATACCCTCCTCAGACAACAGCTAATACATCAATGCCTCCTTATTTAACATGCGCAGAAAATGGTACTCACAACAAACCACCGTATCAGTCGACTTATATACAAGGACAAGGTTGGCAGAGTGTAGCTTATCCAGGAGATTGCGGTCTAGGAAATGTGTTTTATATTTCATTCGAACATAAAGAAGCCCGTCACGACGGTTCTATAAAAGGCTACTATGCAGGAGGCGTTAGAAAAGATCACTTCAATTATAAGACAAAAGTTATATATGAAACTGTATCTGACAGAAGACTTAAAGAAAGCATAACCGATACAGTATTAAGTATAGACAATTTGATGGGTATACCTGTAAGAGACTTTGAGTGGATAGCTACTCCTTCGTCAAAAGGTGGGATGAGACAGTCAGGGTTTATCGCACAAGAAGTACAGGAATATTTCCCTGATGCTGTACATGGAAACGAAGAATCAAACCCAGATCCAGAGAAGGCACCTATAATTATGGATTATAATGCATTCTTACCCTTGTTAGTCAAATCAGTGCAAGACCAACAAGATATGATAAACAAACAACAGACAGTCATAGATGATTTGACTAGCAGAATTAAAGCTTTGGAGAATAAATAATGCCTCAAACAATAATATACTCATCAGGTTCACTTATTTTCTCAACTTCAAGTTTAGTTTATCTACCAGTAAGCCCAACGGGTAGTACATCAGAACATCCATACTTTGCAAATTCAAACCCAGCAAACAATGTATCAATGTCTCTTGGCGGTGTACCTACAGCATCTATCACATTCATAACAACTTCATACGTATCATACTCAGTATCACAATCGTTATTTCATTTTGGAGATACTACAACAACAGGGTCTTTTGGTTACCCTACAGCTATATCAAATTCTAATGGAACTTACACTTCATCAAGATTTACATCTTTTGATTATGAAGGTTCAGCCTCAGGGATGCTTGCCATACCTTCAGCATCTTTGGAGATGGGTTTTACACCAACTGGAGAATGGAGCATAAGAAAGCCTCATGAGGCCAACCCTACAAATGAATATCTTAATTATGAAAAAACTTTTATGTATGTTTCTAAATCTGGCAAGCTTGGGTTTAAGACAACTGATCCAAAAAACGATATAGATTTTAAAGCTGACAATATAAAATTTAGATCTGATGACGGAACAAAAGAGATGGAGTTCAGAGGCGGAAGGATAATAACTAAGAAATATAGAAATATAGCAGTAGGTGGTGCCGTCACTACAGAAACATCAGGTTCAGAGCTGGTAATGGCATATTCTCCAGGTACTTTTCTAGCGCCATCAACTGCATCTGAAGGTGATAGACTGGGTACTATAACTTGGGAAGATCTTTCAATAAGTTCTGCAGGTTCCCATGAAGATGCAACTGCAATGGAGATATATGGTAAAGTAGATGGAGTTGCATCTGATGGCTCGGCAATCAAGGGCTCTATGCACTTTGGAATTGGAGCCTCTCAGGCTGGTGAGCCTGTACGTGATTATCTTGTAATATCAGAAGGCCAGGTATCTGTAACAGCGAGCAACATGACTATGACCGGTCAGAGGATAACAATAGGAAACGTAACAGATGGTGATAGTGACAAGTATTTGAGTTTTCTTACAAGTACGTCAACTAAACGATGGGTGGCCGGAGTAGATATATCAGCAGATGCATTTGTAATAGACAAAAATCATTCAGCAAATATTCCTTCATCAGGCCAGGACTTTATATTCTATGGCGGAGGCGGTCTCACAATCGGCGGAAACTTAAGCTGCTTGAAAGTACAATCAGGACAGGGAGCTACGGAAGTCCACATGATGGACCAGAATATACGGATAGCTGATAATGTAACATTTGCAAAAGTAACCACAGCTAATATGCCGGCATTTACGGGAAGTGTCATTGCAATTGATGGTGGTAATTTTTAGAACTGAGGATGATATTTATATATGTCGCATGAATCAACAGAGATAGCTTGGAACACAGCAGCCATTGCTTGGAACGATAACGATAGCTTATGGAATGAAGTAATCGATATAATCCAGCATGGAGGTAAAAGCAAGGGCTGGAACAAGTACGACAAAGATAAAAAGAAGCGACGTAAAGTAATAAAGCTTGTTATGTTTAGAAAAGGTATTAAAGTTTACGACGAAGAAAAAGAAATACAAAATATAGAAATATATTTGGATGATATAAAACTAATAGCTGAGGAGATCAAAAGAAATGTACAAATTATACACGGATAAAATAGAGAATTTTGAAGCAAAGATAAAACTTGAAGGAGCGTCTTTAAAAAAATCTAAAGCTAGATTAGTTGTAGAAGCAGATGGCTTTGATATAATGTTTAAAGGCACAATATCTGAATCAGGCCAAGTTAAAATACCTGTTAAGAGACTTAGAGGTCTTATAGACGAAAGCACTGAAGGTACAATAAGGCTAGAAATAATTGCAGAAGACACTTATTTCACTCCTTGGGAATCTAAATTCAAAGTACAGCAATCTAAAAAGGTTACAGTGGAGGTTATATCTCAGGAAAAACCAATATTGAAAAAAACCAAAGATACAGTACATATATTATCCCAACCTACATTAACGGAAAAAGAGCATATTTTAAATTTAGTCAAAATGCTTATCAAGGAAGATATAAACATAAGCAATTTGACTATAAGAAAAAACAAGCTTAACAATATAGTAGCAGAATACATACAAGAAAATCCAATCAAAGAAGATATAAAGCTTCCTGTGATTGAGAAGGTTATTAAAGTTTTACAAAAACGAAAATAAGGGTTATAGATGGCACTACCTAATCTATCAGGTTCACTAATACAAGACACTTACCAGCGTGTAATGCATACCGACGGTAATACAATATACGATGGTGCAGGAAACACAGTCCTGTCATCAGCAGCGTTAGCATCACTTCAGGTAATGGGCTCTGCAAATATAACAAACACAGAGTGGCTTGAAATAGCTCACATTGGCAACGCGGCAATATCTGCAGCGGAGTGGACATCACTATCCAGCATGGGATCAAATGCCGATAACATTTCAGCTACTCAGTGGGGTTATGTTGCAAATATGCAAAACGTTGCATTCAACACTTCCCCTGCTTTCTATTCGGTATATGCTACCGCACTACCAGAAAATCCACCATCCTTTCAAATAGGCGCAACACCAGCATTTGCAAACAAAAGCCAGAGAATGGGGATAGGGTTTGCTGAACCGTACCACACAGCATCGATACTCTTCATACAGGATCGAACTACAGTCGCGTTAATTGATCCTGTTGGTAATATAAGCTCAAGTGGCAACTTAACAGCTAATTTTATCACTGCAAGAACTCAGTACAGATTTTCCAATGATACCGTAAGAATTTCAGAGCTCGCCGGAGGAGGGCTTCATATTGATGGCTCAGGCCCTGTTAAGATAGCTGGACCAATATACGGCAGCTCTACAATCTCAGCAACACATATAACGTCATCAGGTAATATAAGTGCAAGCGGCAAAATAGCTGGATCTGAACTTTATACAACGGGTGAATTACATCTTCAAGGTAAGCGAATTGACTATGACGATACTAATCTGTGGATCAAAGACACAGGGTTGAATATATGGGGCAATGTAACAGCCTCGGGAAATATAAGTGCAAGTGGAGAAATACAGTTTAATAATATAAAAGGCGGGACTTTTTGATATTTATATAATAATGGAAGAATAATATGGCACAAACAATTCAAATAAAAAACGGAACAGGTTCATCAGCCCCGGCAACATTGGCGCAAGGTGAGCTAGCAATAAACGTATCATCAGGTTCACTATGGTATGGTTCAGGTTCTAGCAATGCAACTAAATCAAGTTTTACGTTCGGCGAGATAACTGCATCAAACAAGATATTAAACCATCTAGGTAATCATACAGGTACAGGTAATATAAGTGCAAGTGGTAATGTTTATGCGGGTAGGGTATATGAAAACGGTAGTCTTTTGTCAGAAGTATATGCTACAACTACAGCATTAGGTTTAAAAGCAAATACTGCAGACCCAACATTTACTGGAACAGTAGGTGGTATAACTAAAGCAATGGTAGGTTTAACATCAGCACAAGATACTGCAGACGCCGACAAAGTAATTTCGGATCTAGCAATAGTAGAATTTGCTACAAAGGCTGATTTGGTCTCACCACCATTCACAGGTGGCATTACTGTTACAGGTGCGGTGTCTTCGTCATCTACAATAACAGGAAGTGGAGTCCTCATATCACCAACAAAAGGGATAGCGGTAAACACTAAAAAAACTGGTCAAGGATTAACTAGAGCAGATTCAAATCTATATGCTTATTTCACTCACTACGAATACGGCCAAGATGCTAGTGTATCTGGCTCATTTGTAGGTACTGGTAATGCTGGTAACAACCACCAATACAACTCAGCTGCTTTAGGTACATTTAACCATGACGAGGCATCTGATGCAGCTGGAGGTATAGAAATAGGAATTTCTCAAATAACAATGTCAGCAGCACAATATATACATCCTTGTTATACAGTGCCGTTTGACTGTGAACTTGTAGGTTTTACAGGGACCCTACATAGATTTGGAGGCAGTCATATTATGTCAGCCGGGTTATTTGTAGCTGCAACTCAATTTGGTTCTAATGCTGCAACAAAAATGACACTTAGAGCTTTTGCTACAGCATCAAGCGGCATCGACAGTAGTTACAATCAAAGAAACAACCATTGGGAAGATATGTCACAGACGTATCAGCTACTTGCAGGAGATAAAGTGTGGGCTGGAGTACACTGCGGTGACCAAACAGGCGACTCTGTTAGGGCCCAATTCACGATGGTATTTAGACATAAAATAGGAATGGAGTAGTAATATGGCAGACGTAAAGACAGCAACAGCTGAGATAGCAGAGTTAGTAGCTTTAACACAATCAGCTGCAGCTACAGTAGATATTGAAACAGCACTTATGGATGGTGAATACCAAGACGTGGCAGAAGTGCTTAAGAAGATGATTTTGAAGATAGATGAGCTAACAGCTGAAGTTAATACTATCAAGAGCGCATTGTCAGGAGATTAAGGTGATAAAGTTAACAGACATATTGATTGAAGGGGTATACGATCCGGGTATATTCAAAGCTGTGTTTACAGCCGGTGGACCAGGGAGTGGTAAATCATTTGCTGCATCTTCATTATTTGGAATGCCAGAGAAAATGCCTTTCGTTTCTGCACAGGGACTGAAAGCCGTCAACAGCGACAAGTACTTTGAAACATACTTACAGATGAAAGGTTTGAGCAAAGACATAGCCAAATTAAATCCAGATGAGTACGAACAAGCGATGTTACTTAGAGCAAAGAGTAAAAAGGCTAGAGACGCTGCACTTAAAAATTATATCAATGGAAGGCTCGGACTTCTTATTGATGGTACTGGTAAGAACTATCCTAATATAGCAGACCAAAAGAAAAAACTAGAATCAGCAGGCTACGATTGTTTTATGGTTTTTGTAAACACAGACTTAGACGTTGCTCTTGAAAGAAATCAAAATAGAGAGAGAACACTTCCATCTGAGTTGGTAAAAAAATCATGGCAAGCTGTAAATAACAACATGGGTAAATTCCAAGCTTTGTTTGGTGCAAGCAATATGTTGGTTGTAGATAATTCAGAATACAGAGATTTCGAAAAAGTTGTAAAGTCAAATGCTAGAGAATTTGTAAGTCGACCGATACAAAACCACATTGCAAAGAAGTGGATAGAAAAAGAATTAAAGTTGAGAAAATCATGAGTTTAGGAAACTGGTTAGCAGAACAAATAATAGCTGAAGATTCAAAGATAAAGACTGTTGTTGCAATATACCCTGGTAGGTTTCAACCTATGGGAGCACATCACGCAAAAGCATATAAATGGCTACAGTCAAAATTCAAAGACGCATATGTTGGAACGAGTGGGAAAGTAGACTTACCAAAATCACCATTCTCTTTCAATGAAAAGAAAAAGATAATAAATTCTCACGGAATATCTAAAGTAGTTCAGGTTAAGAATCCATACAAGGCAGAAGAAATTCTAAAGAAATATGATCCTGAAACTACAGCAGCTGTGTTTATGGTTGGAGAAAAAGATGCCGGTAGACTTAAAGGAAAGTTTTTTCAACCCTGGAAAGGAAATGCTGATGTTGGATATAGAGATGGCGCATATTTGATAATAGCCCCTCATGTTTCAATGAGTGTACCAGGATATGGCGAGATGAGCGGAACAGCAATAAGAAAAGCTTTAGGTGATACTCAGCTAGATAAAAAGCAGAAAGTTAAAATATTCAAAGGTATATTCGGTCATACTAAAAATTACGATTTAATAACACAAAAGCTTGAAAAGCTAAATGAAATAATGGAAGGCTTTTGTGTACACTTTGATATACCAAAACTGCTAAGTGAAAACTTGACAACTACCGGAGGGGATACTGTTGACGATGGCCCTAGAGGTTATTGGGGAAATCAAAAGTCATGGAAGAAATTTGGAGATAACCTTCAGAAATATATAAATCCTGGAATGGAAGTTCTTAATTATCTTACTGGTAACGAAGAGTTTTTCAAACATGATACTGAGTTCAAAACAGATATGAGTGGAGGTCCTACAGGTGCAGTTTCATACTGGCCAGTTGGAGTACCTGGAGCAAGATCAGGTACAAATTTACTTCAAGATAAAAAAGGAAGAGTTGCTTTTGATAGATGGACTAAATGGTCTAAATATATAGCTACTAGTATAGGATACGAATTCGTTAGTTATTTAGGTGCAGAAATTTCTTCAACTTCAAATACTAAAGAACCAGTTAAGGCACCAAAGCCAGGCAAACTAATGAAAGAAGGTTTACTTTTAGAAGGTGGTGCTTATGGCCACATGTCTCATCCGTTTGATGACAAAGGTTTGACATTCGGCGACTTTAGACAGATAATAGATATAGCTCTACAAGGTAAGCTTAATCTGGAATCAGCTGCAACAGAAAAAACAGATGGCCAAAACCTATTCATAACATGGAACAAAAAGCTTCTTGCTGCAAGAAATGGTGGTGATATAAAACGAGGAGGTGTTGATTCTAGCGCAATAGCTAAAAAATTCTCTGGTAGAGGAAACATAGAAAAAGCTTTTAACTATGCTATGAACGATTTATCAAAAGCTATAAAGTCTCTAAACGACAAGCAGCTTAAAAAGATATTTGATGATGGCAATAACTGGATAAATATGGAAATCATGTACCCAGCATCTTCAAACGTAATAAACTATGATGCACCACATTTACAGTTTCACAACGTATTAAAATATAAAGATGGGACACCTATAGGTTCAGTACCCGATGGCGCTAGGATGCTTGCGGGAATGATTGCTCAGGTAAATCAAAACGTACAGAAGAGTTTTAAAATAATTGGCCCTCAGTTTTTAAAGATAAATCCACACCAAGATTATTCTGCTAAAAAACCCTATTTCTTAGGCAAGCTAAACTCTCTTATGAAAAAGTTTAGTATGTCTGACTCAAGTACGTTTGGTGAATACCATCAAGCTTGGTGGGGAGAATATGTTGACAAAAATCTTAAAGGTGTAGATAACAGAATAAAGATGGGGCTTGTTAAGCGGTGGGCTTTTTCTGATAAGTCATTCAGACTTAATAAGAAAACTATAGGTGATGAAAAGCTTTTATCTAAAGCTATAGATATCGACAAGCAGAAACATGCAGATCAAGTTAAAAAGAATATGTTACCATTTGAAAAGTTATTCTTTGAATTGGGTGCTGAAGTATTGAAAAACGCGGAAGGTTTCTTGGCAGCCAATCCAGACAAAGCAGTACAGAATATAAGAAAGCAGATAAAGCAGGCCATATCAATCGTAAGAAAAGGCGGCGATATAAAGAAGATAAACAGATTAGCACAGCAATTAAATAAATTAAATTCAATCGGAGGTATGGATTCTATAGTGCCAAGTGAAGGTTTAGTATTTGTATATAAAGGAAGTACATACAAACTAACTGGAGCTTTTGCACCTGTAAACCAAATCACAGGTATGATGTATTTCTAAAAAGGTTATAATATGAAACAGTTTTCAAAACAAAAAATACAGAGAATGAGAAACTTGGCAACAGGTGACTATGGCTCAAAAACAAAAACAAGTTCGGGGTATACAAGCTACGAAACAAAAAGATACGAGGGGGATGTTTGGGAAGAAGGCGGAAAAACCTGGACACTTAAAAACGGTATCAAACAGAACAAGACTAAGCTAGGTGAAGCTAGAAAAGATATGCAGATCCCATTAGCTTGTCCAAAGTGTAGCGGCAGAATGAACAACTCTGCACACAAAAAAATGTATAGATTATTTAGCCACTGTCTCATGTGCCAGAACAAACACGAGCACGGTATGGTATCTAAAGGTATATACAAAGAATGGTTTGAGAAAGAAGTTAGAAAAAACTTTAGTTCTTGGACATTGACACAAGAACAGAACTTTAACATTTGGTTCGAATCTTTAGACTCAAGCAATCTAATTACAGAATCAGGTCAGATAGAAGATTGGTCAAAGCTTTCTTCTACTGATAAGAAAAATATAAAACAACGCTTCATAGACTGGATAGATTCTGAAAAAGAATTAACAGAAAGATTATTAAAAGGAGAACAAGAATGAGTATATTGACACAAATATTTTCAAGCGGAGCTGCAACATTAGTTAAAAGTGTTGGGGGTGTCTTGGACAATTTAACAACTTCAAAAGAAGAGAAGTTAGCAGCAGAGCAAAAGATACAAGAGCTTATAGCAAAATATGAAACAGATATGGAGGCTAACATAACAGACCGTTGGAAATCTGATATGAACTCGGACTCTTGGTTAAGTAAGAATGTAAGACCTATGGTATTGATATTTTTAGTAATATGTACGGTACTAATGATATTCATTGATGCAGGTGCAGTATCATTTAATGTGGAAGAAAAGTGGACAGATTTACTGCAGTTAGTTTTAATGACAACTATTGGTGCATATTTTGGTGGTAGATCACTAGAAAAACGTATCAAAAAATAACGCAACTTTTATATACATATATATTTATATATAGGTTATGGCAAATAAAACAATAAAACAAGCTTTAGTTGATGAGTATATCAAGTGCTCACAAGACCCTGTGTACTTTATGAAGAAGTACTGCTTTATCCAGCACCCTCAGCGAGGTAAGATAAAGTTCGATTTATTCAAATTCCAGGAAGATTCTTTAGTAGACTTCAAAGATCACAGATTTAATGTAATATTAAAATCCAGACAGATGGGTATATCAACCTTGACAGCTGGATTTTCTGTATGGAACATGGTTTTCAGAGAAGACTTTAATGTATTAGTTATTGCTATAAAACAAGACACTGCAAAGAATCTTATTACTAAGGTTAGGGTAATGCACGACTTGCTACCTTCATGGCTAAGAGTTGGATCTGAAGAAGATAACAGACTTTCACTTAGACTTAAAAACGGATCACAGATAAAAGCAGTATCATCTGCTCCTGATGCTGCAAGATCTGAAGCACTTTCCCTGTTAGTTATTGATGAGGCTGCCTTTATAGATAAGGTTGAAGAGATATGGACTTCAGCACAGCAAACATTAGCAACTGGTGGTTCTGCAATCTTACTTTCAACACCAAATGGTACAGGAAACTTATTCCACAAGATATGGACTCAGGCTGAGAGAGGAGAAGGTCAGTTTAATCCTATAAAATTACACTGGACAGAGCATCCTGATAGAGATCAAGAGTGGAGAGATTTGCAAGACGAATTACTTGGACCTAAAATGGCAGCACAGGAATGTGACTGTGACTTTATTACTTCTGGTAATTCAGTTGTTTCTGCAGAACTTCTTACTTGGTATATGGACAATCTTGTTGTAGAGCCAATCGAAAAGAGAGGTGTAGAAGACGAGCTGTGGATATGGAACTATGCAGATTATAATAGATCATATATGGTTGTTGCCGATGTTGCCAGAGGTGACGGTAGTGACTACTCTACTTTTCATGTAATAGATATAGAAAAGATGGAACAGGTAGCAGAATATAGAAATCAGATAGGGACGAAAGAGTTCGGAAATCTACTAGTAAATATAGCTACAGAATACAACGAAGCTTTGTTGGTTGTAGAAAATGCAAACATAGGTTGGGCTGCACTACAGCCAGCTATAGATAGAGGGTACAGAAATCTTTATTACACGTACAAACACGAAGGTGTCCACGATGCCACTACTCAGTTAAGTAAAGGATATGACTTAAAGAACCGTGAAAATATGACCCCTGGATTTACTACTTCAACCCGTACAAGGCCTCTTTTGATATCGAAGTTAGATATTTATTTTAGAGAAAAGGCGTGCACTATAAAATCTAAAAGACTGATAGATGAGTTATTTGTTTTCATCTGGAATGGCCATAGAGCTGAAGCTCAGCGAGGATATAATGATGATCTAACAATGGCACTTGCTATCGCGCTATTTGTTAGAGATAATGCAGTCAGATTGGCTACTGAAGGATTGAATATGAACAAGAACGCAATAAACAACATAGTCAACACAAGAGGTGCGTATACAGGAAATAGTTTTCCTGGAACTAACCCTTGGAATATGAAAATTAAAAATGATGACGAAGATTTAACTTGGTTATTATAAGGTTATAAAGGAGAAAAACATGGCAGAAAAAACATTTTTTGGAAGATTACAGACATTGTTTTCAACAGGAACAATTATAAGAAGGACTGACAATGGATTAAAAGTTGCAGACTTAAGCAAAGTGCAAGCAAATCCAAAACTAGCAACAAACAGATTAGTAGACAGATACAACAGAATATATCAAACAGACAGTTACGGTTACAACCAACAGGCTAATTTTCATACACTTAGACTCCAGCTGTATTCTGACTATGAGATTATGGACGAAGATTCTATAATCTCATCTGCTCTAGACATATACTCAGATGAGTCAACTCTTAAAAACGAATTCGGTAATGTACTCGAAATAAATACAGATAATGAAAAAGTGCAGAAGGTGTTAAACAATCTGTTTTATGATGTACTTAATATAGAATTCAACGCTTGGCCGTGGGTAAGAAACATGTGTAAGTATGGTGACTTCTATTTGAAGTTAGATATAACAGAAAAAGTAGGGATAACAAATGCAGTTCCTCTGTCTTCATACGAGATGTTTAGAGAAGAAGGTACTGATCCAAATAATCCTGATATGGTTAAGTTTACTCATGATCCTACAATGGCCGGTCAGCAAGGAGCTTCAAGACAAGGTATGCAGTCGCACTATGAAAACTACGAAATAGCTCACTTTAGAATGCTTAACGATATGAACTTTCTACCTTATGGTAAAGCTATGATCGAACCGGCTAGAAAGACTTGGAAACAATTAACTCTTATGGAAGATGCAATGTTAATTCACAGAATCATGAGAGCACCTGAAAAACGAGTATATAAAATAGATATAGGTAACATCCCACCAAACGAGGTAGACGCATATATGCAGAGAGTTGTTAACCAGATGAAAAAGACTCCTTATATAGATGAGAAGACTGGCCAATATAATCTTAAATTTAATATGTCGAATATGCTTGAAGATGTATACCTTCCTGTAAGAGGCGGTCAATCTGGTACTGAGATAGATACTTTATCAGGAATGGAAAACAATAGCATAGATGATGTGGACTATTTAAAATCAAGAATGTTTGCAGCACTTAAAGTACCTAAGGCTTTCTTAGGCTATGAAGAAGGTGTAGAAGGAAAAGCAACCCTTGCAGCTCAGGATGTCAGGTTTGCAAGAACAATAGAAAGAATACAGAGGATATTTTTATCAGAGCTTACAAAAATTGCAATGGTACATTTATACTCTCAAGGATTTTCAAACGAAGAGATGGTAGAGTTTGAATTAAAACTAACAAACCCTTCATCAATAGCAGAGCAAGAAAAGCTAGAGTTATGGTCAAGCAAGTTAGACTTAGCATCAACTATTAAAGACGGTCAGATGGTATCTGAAGATTGGATATACAAAAATGTATTTAACATGAACGAAGAAGAAGTTAAAGAAGAAAAGCATAACGTAATAGAAGATATAAAACAGAAGTTTAGAAAATCTCAGATAGAAATGGAAGGTAACGATCCTCAAGAATCTGGTGAAGCACTTGGTACTCCTCACACGTTAGCAACTGTAGACGCAGAAGATGATGGAGGTGACAATCTTTCTATGTTCGGAAACGATGAGCCCAACGAGCCAGGTCAGGGTAGACCAGAAGAAAGTACAAAGTATGGATCTCAAGACTCTGCAAGAGGTAGAGATACTATTGGTAGAGAAGAAAGAAAGCGTGATACAAAACTGAAGAACAATAAATCAAACAGAAGATTTGAATCACGGAAGATAAGAGGTTTGTTTGCTGAAAAAAGTAAATATAAATCTGATCTTTTAAACGAAAGCAACATAATGGAAGACGACATATAAATAAGTTTTAGTATATTTATATGATATATAAAGATATACGCGGGAAAGAAAAAAATGAAAGCAAAACATTCTAAATACAAAAACACAGGAATACTATTTGAGCTATTGGTCAGACAGATAACAAGTGATACTATCAATGGAGTTGAAAATTCACCTGCAATATCCATTATCAGAGAATTTTTTAAGAAAAATACTACTCTTAAAAAAGAGCTAGGTTTATACCAAACTCTTTTAAAAGAAAAGTTCAACACCGAAAAGAAAGCTGAGTCTTTCATCACCGCGGTGCTCAACGAAAGAAAGAAACTTTCTGGTGTAGAGCTTAGAAAACACAAATATAATCTGATAAAAGAAGTTAAAAAACACTACAACATAGAAGAGTTCTTCAAAGCTAAAGTAGAAAACTATTCAGAAAACGCTTCTATATTCTGTCTGTTTGAAAACAAAGTAAACCCTTCTCAATCTGTAAGGTTTAGATATAGTCTTATAGAATCCATTACAAATAAGAAAAACAAAGCATCTAGAATAGATGAGACATATCAGATATATTCTAAGCAAGACAAGGATATTAGAATACTTTCTTACAAGATAATGTTAGAAAAATTCAACGATAAGTATGGAACTTTAAGTTCTGGCCAAAAGACTTTGCTAAGAGAATATATAAACAATATATCAAACACAGAAAAACTTAAAACATATTTACATTCAGAAATTACAAAAACATCTTCTGAAGTAAAGAAGCTTTCTGAAAAAGTAAAAGACAAGATTGTTTCTATAAAGCTTAATGAGGTTGCAACTCAACTAAGATTGATCAAGAAGGAAAGAAAAATTAAAGATAAGCATATGCTTTCAGTAATGCGTGCTTATGATTTAGTTAGAGAGGTTAAGAATGTCATTAAGTAAAAAGTTAGATAAAATGTTTGAAGCTGACTTCAAGAAGATCGAAGAAGAAGACTTAGACGAAATGAATACGACAACATCTGGAGGCGGCGAATACGATACAAAATTTGCTTTTGGTAAAAAAACAGATGATAAGACAACAGGGGCTGCAGGTATGAAAAAAGTAAAGGAATCTACGTTTATGAAAATGGCAAAGCTTACGCTTATGAACGAAGTAAATTACAACGAATACAAGAGCGATGATACAGCTACATCTAAACAGAAAGTAAATAGAGCTATAAGAGAAGTTAATAGTAAGCTGTTCAAGATAGAAAGAATCATCAATCAGAATATAAAGTTAAAGACTGAAGCTGGTATAGATGAAAACAAATACTGGAAATCAACAAGAGGTAATCTTTCTAAAATTTCTGAGAAAATGGAACGATTATCTAACAAATTAAGGAGATTCTAATGTCAAAAGAAGTACTAATAGATTATACATCGTTTGAAATAACACCTCAAATGATAAAAGAGTCTGAGGAAAGCAACGACGGAAAGGTTATTGTAAGTGGCGTGCTACAAAGAGCCGGTGCGAAAAACCAAAACGGAAGAGTATATCCTAAGGAAATCTTAATGCGTGAAGCTAACAAATATTCAAAGATACAAATTGCAGAAAACAGAGCACTTGGAGAATTAGACCATCCAGAATCATCTGTAGTTAATTTGCAAAACGTTTCTCACAATATAAAAAAGATATGGTGGAAAGGTGATGATTTAGTTGGCACAGTTGAGGTACTAGGTACACCTTCTGGTAACATACTAAAAGAACTGCTTAAAGCTGGTGTGAAATTAGGGATCAGTTCTAGAGGCTTAGGTTCAGTTAAGCAGCTTTCAGAGGACGGAACCCTCGAAGTACAATCTGACTTTGAATTAGTATGCTGGGATTTTGTCTCTAACCCATCGACACATGGAGCTTTCATGGCACCGCTTAAGGAATCTGTCAATGATATTTATATAAATAAATACGACAAGGTAAACAATATAATTAACGAAATGCTTTGCGATCTAACTTGCAAATGCACACTACCAAACAGGAGTAAATAAATGAATCAATTCGATATCAGAAAGTGGAACAGATTAAACGAATCTACAGGCCAAAACAAAAGAATGACAGAGGACGAGAAGAAACAAACTTTAGAAGCTGTTTCTAGATTTAACGAACTAGGTCAGAATATATACAAGACAAACGAAATAAGCGAACTTGTAGAAACTGTCAAAGTAATGGCTGAAAATGCTAGCAGGATGGCTATAGAAGAAACTGCAGATTGGTTCGATGCCGTATCTGTAAAAAGAGACACTAAATCTATAGGCGAATCTATAAAAATGTTTGAAGGAACATTCAAAGAAATATCTACATTACAACAAAGATTAGAATCTGTATTTGAAGATATGGGCGCCAAGCTTGGTAAATACTATGAGATAAAAGAGTTAAACGAAACTGAAGCTCAAGATAAGTATCAAGCTAAATTCAAAGATGCTTTGGAAGATGAAGGTGTAGATTCTCCTGCTGACTTGGATGACGAAGAAAAGAAAGATTTTTTCAATAAAATTGATAAGATGCATAAAGGTAAAAACGAATCTAAAAATAAAACATCATTTCAAGGTGACGTTAACGAAGCTTTCGAAGGCATGAGAAACGTAATATCATCTCCAGGAATTGCAATAAACATGGGAAACAAAAAACCCGTCAACGAAGGATTTGCAACTTGGAAAATGTCATTTGCAGATATGAATCTATCAGGTGTTGAACTGAGAAAAGAAAAAGTTTATACAGTAAAAGCAAGATCAACTGTCGAAGCAATTAAGAAAGCATCTAAGATGGCTGGCTTAAAAGGTAGTGATTGGATGGCAACACAAACTCACAAATTAGAAAAGATAGGATAATATGAAATCAGAAACTAAATTAAGGAAGCTTGTTAGAGAAGAAATAATGAAATCTCTAATAACAGAAAAGTTTGCATCTAAAGCAATAACTAAACTGTATCAAATTATGGATAGCCACGACAAGAAGTTCTTTGCTATGACTGCAAAAGGTAGAGGCTTTGCATGGTCAGATGTACCTGATACCGCTGTTGGCGGAGGTTCACCTAACTCTTCTAACGATTATATGAATATATTTATCCTAGACAGCAGGAAAGAAAACCCATATCAAAAAACATCAGAATGGGGCCAGCTTTCGAAAGGTATCATAGGAATTACTATAGGTAAAAAATCTATGTACTGGCCGAAGCAGAGATATTCTTCTTCACCAAATATGGTAGGTAACCAACAGCAGTCAGTTGACAATTACAAAAGATATTCTGAAGTAGCTGACAGAGTACTAACTATAGCTTTATCAGATATACCATCAGCAAAAGAAAAACAAGCGGCTAGAGCTGAAGCTCAAAAAGGTGCCACTGCTCTTATGTCAGCTGTAGATCACGCTAACAGGAATCATGCAAAATACAAAAAAGCTTTAACGCTCAAGGTTGCAGCAACAGGTGCAGAAGGTATGGATAAGTTGATGGCCGATGCTGCAAAGGTAGTTCAGCAGTCAATAGCTAAAAACACGCAGATGCTTAAAAAAGGCAAATATCAAACATCGTGGGATACATACAAATCAGTAACAGATGCATACGCAAGAATGGTTGACTCATATGTTAGGTATAAGGTGGAATTCGCTGCTGAAGAAAAAGAAAAAGCGGCGGTTAGATCTAAAGCTATAGATCCAGATGGAGATCTTGATAATTGGAGACGTGATTATGTTGCAAATTATATGAAAGAAGTAAGAGATTATTATAGAGATATGTTGAAAAAAGCGAAGCACGTTAACGATGGTGAATATAGAGATATCGTAAGAGAAGGTGCAAAGAGAAAATTTAATAATATCTTAAAAGAAGCTGCATGGGATCGCACTTCTGGTAAAGCTTTACCTACATTGGAAGATGTACAGAAAGCATACGCTGCAAAAAAACACCTACAAGAAACAGAATTGACTGAAGCTCCAATGGACAAAAGCTTTATGAAAAAGTTTGAAAAAGACTGTAACGTTTTAATAAGCCATTTGAAACATGAGATTGCTAAAAATGATGGCGATTCAAAGTTCTTTAAAGGCTTGCTTGGCACTGTTGTCGATGCAAAAGTTGTTCCATATAATATGGTGAAAAAATTAGGGGATTCATAATGGCAAATATTAAATTCAAAGATATTTTAAATGAAGGCCCAAACTTTAGTTTAGCGCATGACAAAATAGAAAAATGGATGCCAAACGACAGACAGGACCAGCAAGAATTTTACAAACTTGTTGACAAGAAAGATGTCAATGGTCTGGCTGACTTTATAGATATGGTAGCTGATTGGGAAGTGCTAAGTGGCTTTAGTATAAAAGATAAAGATACGAACGGACTTGCGAAGTATATAGTAATGAACGAAAGTACATTAACTGAATCTAGAGAATTTGTAGTGATAGATCCAAGAGGTAATGCAAGACCGGTAGGTTCAAAATCTCAAGGATCACAATATACAAAAAAGATGGGTGGCCCACGAAAAGGATATTTCATTGTTCTTAAGAAAAACGCATTGAAAGCAAGAAGAGCTATTGAAAAAGCAGGTGGTAGATTTATAGATTCTAAACTTCAAGATACTATGTTTGATTTAATGTACGAAGGTAAGATAAACGAAGAATACATAGAATCTATGGATGATCAAGCTATAGATAAACACCTGTCGGCAATTGAAATGCAATGGTTAGATTGGAAACGCGGTCCTATGACAGACAAGGAAGATGTCAAGCCTGCTGCAAAAGAATTAACACATTATATTCTTTTATGGATGCGTAAAACATTTAAATAAAAAGATAGCAAAATAACAGATATTAAAAAGGCCGGCATATGTTTTCATATGTCGATTTTTTTTGTTATATTAGATATAAATCAAGTTTAACATAAAACATAACAATGCAAAAAAATTACAAGAAAGATTATCAAAAGAAAGACTATCAAAAAAAGCCCTTTAAAAAGAAGCATTTTGGTAGACACGACTTCTACGTAGAAGGAAACCCTGAAGCAGTCAAGATACCAGATTCAAGTTCATATTCATTAGAGCGAGCTTTGAAGTATCTAAAAAGACAATTGAAAGATACTGAGAAGATCACAAAGTACAGAGACAAGAGGGAGTACATTAAGCCTAGCGAAAAGAGAAGGATTCAGAAAGAAGAGGCAGTTAGGACTGAACAGTACAGAGATAAGATGAGTAAGCGATATGGTAAAGGTTACGTCTGGGTAGGTATCTTTGACGGCCAAGCTAGATAACATACAATAAACAAATATTTTTAATAAAGAAGAGCTTTTTATAGGCTCTTTTTTAGTCTTTAATGATTGTCATGTATATTTATATAGGATTTAGGTGTATACAAAAAGTATTATCTCTATATAATACAATGCACAAAACTATAACTACCCTATTAAGGTTTCTAATAACCTTATTTCCAGAACAAACAAATTAAAGGAGAATGATAATGTCAAAAGACTTATTAAAAGAGGCAATTGCCGATGCAAAAGCAGTTCGTTCAACTGCCATTGCAAATGCGAGATTAGCTCTCGAAGAAGCATTCACCCCGAAATTACAATCTATGCTATCAAATAAGATTGCCGAAGAAATGGATGACGAATTAGAAGAAGAAGACGATTTAGAAACTACTGATACCTCTATGGAGGACGAAGAAGTTGCTATTGCTGACACTACTGCTGACTCGGCAGACACTGGCTCTGCGGATGATGAAACAGAAGAAACAGGTGAAGACTTGCCTGCTGAAGAATCATACGATGAGGCTGAGGAAATCGATGAGATGGACGACATGGACGAAGACGATCTAGAACTAGAATCAATTATCAAAGAATTAGAAGAAGAAGAAGCAGAAGGTGAAGACCCAACTGTTGCTGAAGCTGACGAGGAAATGGAAATTGAAGAAGGTGATGACGCTGAGACTATGGACGAAGAAGGTGAAGACGAGGAAATGGATCTCGATGAGATTATATCCGCATTAAGAGAAGAAGATGAACTTGAAGAAGAAGAAGAAGTTGTTGAAAATGAAGAAGAATTAGAAGAAGCTTACAAAGTTATTAGATTTTTAAAATCTAAAATTAACGAAGTAAACTTATTAAATTCTAAATTACTTTATTCTAACAAACTATTCAGATCTAACAGTTTATCAGAATCACAAAAGATGAAAGTTATCGAAACGTTCGATAGAGCAAATTCTGTAAGAGAAGTTAAGTTAGTTTATTCTACTTTAGCTGAATCAATTTCAGGATATACTCCAAAGAAACGCGTTACTGAAAGCTTCGCATCAAAAACAATCGGTTCTACAAAACCATCGAAAGATGTTATTGTTGAATCAAATACTTTTGCAACAAGAATGCAAAGGTTAGCAGGATTAAAATAATTTTAAAAAAATAAGGAGACTTAAAAATGTCAAATCAAATTAATGATTTATTACAAGCTTCTCAGGCATCATTTAATGCACAGAGAAACGAAACAAAAGGTCTTGTAACTAAGTGGGAAAAGACAGGTCTTTTAGAAGGAATCAGTGATGAGTATACAATGCACAACACTGCAATTCTTTTAGAAAACCAAGCTAAACAACTTATTTCAGAATCTAACAGTATCGATTCAGGTACTAATAGAGAAAACTGGAATGGGGTAGCTTTACCATTAGTTAGAAGAATCTTCGCTGAAATTTCTGCAAAGGAATTCGTCAGTGTACAGCCAATGAACTTACCATCAGGTCTAGTTTTCTGGTTAGATTTTAAATACGGAACAGCTAAAGGACGCCATGAAGATGGTAATTCTTTGTACGGTGGTTCTGGAAAAACTGCACCAAACTTAAACGATGGATTATACGGAAGTTCTGACACAGATATGGGTGGACGTTCTGCTGGATATTCATTATCTAAAAAAGGTGTTTTATTACTTAAAGCTGAATCTTCTGCTTCAGTAATTCTTAACGGACTAGACAACGGCCCAACATTAGGTGTTGACGCTGACTGGTCATTAGCATCTGCTTTCTATGTTATGTCTGCTTCTGCTGGTGCTGCTAGATTTACTGCTGGTGACAGCGGTGACAATGCTGCAGCACTTGCAACTGCTGAAGTATTTACTTGTTCAGCATTTGTACCTGCAACAACAGCTGCAACGTTCCACTCTATAAAAGATGGTTCTTCTATTGCTGTTTCTGGTGATGATAACAAGTATAAATTGTACTATTACCAAAACACTGAAAAAGCATTATTAAGAGGTGACTTTGAAGATACTGTAGGACCGGAAATTGTATCAAGTACTTTGTCTGATGACTTAGAAATTCCAGAAATCGATGTTCAATTAACTCAAGAGGCTTTAGTTGCTAAGACTAGAAAGTTAAAAGTTAAATGGTCACCGGAATTTGCGCAAGATCTTAATGCTTATCATTCAATTGATGCTGAAGCTGAATTAACTTCAATGTTATCTGAATACATTTCAATGGAAATTGACTTGGAAATTTTAGCAATGCTTAACAACGCTGCTGCATTCGAACAAACATTTGTAGCTGCTGCTCCTGCTGCTGGTGAATCTTACGGCGATGCTTTTGCTCAAATGGGTATTTCAATGCAAGTTTTATCAAACACTATCCACCAATCAACGATGAGAGGAGGAGCTAACTTTGCTGTATGTTCTCCACAGATCGCTACTTACTTAGAGTCTATCGCTGGATATGCTGCTAATACTGATGGTACTGCTGAAAGCTTTGCAATGGGTGTAACTGCAATCGGTTCTTTATCGAACAGATTTACAATTTACAAAAATCCATATTGGACAGGTAACACTATCTTAACAGGATTTAGAGGGACTCAATTCTTAGAAACTGGTGCAGTATTTGCTCCATACATTCCATTGATTATGACTCCACTTGTTTACGATCCAACAAACTTTACTCCAAGAAAAGGTGTGATGACTAGATACGCTAAGAAAGTTGTAAGAAACGACTTCTACGCTAAGTTGATAGTTAACGATTCTACTTGGACTTCAAGATTTGGTGGTGTAACTGCTTCATTCGCTTCATAATTACAAGTTAAACTAAAAGTAATTTATATTATTATTAAGGCCCCTCTTCGGAGGGGCTTTTTTTTCGTGTCATGATATTTATAGTAAATACAATGGAGGTTAATTATGGCAAAGCAAAACATAGAAAAATCTGTTCCCAAAGGCAACATAAAGTTTTCAATAACATTATCAGAAGAGCAGAAAGCAGCAAAGCAAGCAATGTTGCATCACCCTTACAATTTCATAGTAGGTAAAGCAGGTAGTGGAAAGACGCTGCTAGCATGTCAGGTAGCACTAGATATGTTTTTCAAAAGGATGACAAACAAGATAGTAATTACAAGACCGACTGTCTCTACTGAAGACAACGGGTTTTTACCAGGATCAGAAAAAGAAAAGATGGAGCCCTGGTTGGTACCCATCAGATCTAATATGAGAAAGATCTACAACAAACCTGAGATTCTAGATAAGATGGAGAAGGAAGAATCTATAGAGCTTGTTTCTTTAGCACATTTCAGAGGTAGAACATTTGAAAACAGTGTAGTAATTATAGATGAGTTTCAAAATCTAACTAGATCACAATTTAGAATGGCGCTAGGTAGATTAGGAAAAGGATCAACAATGATATTCTGTGGTGATAACCAGCAGATTGATTTGAAAGACAAAAACTATTCTGCAATAGTTGATCTGTCAAAGATAAACGATTCTCAGTATGTATACAAAAGAGTATTAGAAGATAACCATCGTCACGTAGCAATAAACGATGTGTTTGAAATGCTAATGGGTATGTAACAAAGAGATTAGTACTTGATATTTATATAAAACTAAGATAGGGAATATAATATGGCAAACATAGCAATATATGATGGATCAGCAACATCCATAAATAATAACACACCTTTCGGGTTATATGATAGTGACTCAACGTTTCAGTCTGATGGACCTAAAGTTGCAAATTGGTGTGCCAAGAGACTGGGATATCCAATCGTAGATATAGAACTGCAAGATGTGCAATTGTTTGCATGTTTTGAAGAAGCCATAACAGAATATAGTGCTCAGGTAAATAGATTCAATATAAGAGAAAATCTATTAAGTGCCCAAGGTAACTCAACATCAACAAATTTTACACATCAATCAATAACTCCAAACTTAGGACGACTTATAGCATTATCAAAGCAGTACGGTTCTGAAGTAGGAAGTGGAGGTACAGTCGATTGGAAATCAGGCCACATAATCACCACGGCAAGCCAACAAGAATACGATCTTAATTTAGTATTGTCATCTTCAGCTGGTGCAGTTGTCCCTTCAACTACAGATATAGAAGTAAAGCGTGTTTTCCACCACCAATCACCGGCAGTTGGCAGACGAGATATAAGTCAAAACCCTGCACTGAATAGCTTTGCATGGGGGAATACACAAGGAGGTATGCAATATCTAGCAATACCAATATACGATGATTTACTTAAGATACAGCAGACTGAATTCAATGATACTGTTAGGAAATCTCATTACACATTTGAACTTATAAACAATAAGCTTAGAATATTCCCATCACCAAACTCTTCATTTAAGTTCCATATACAATACGTACTTACTGATGACAGAGACACACTTGTGACCACATCAGCTGTATCTGACTATTCTAATATGGGTTACGATAATATGGTGTATGCAAGCATAAACGATCCAGGGTTACAGTGGATAAAAAAATACACATTAGCACTTACAAAACAGATATTAGGTTCTGTAAGGAGCAAGTACTCGTCCATACCAATTCCAGGTGCTGAAACAACATTAGATGGCGACACATTAAGATCTGAAGGTATTGCAGAAGGTGAAGCTTTGATAGCTACTTTGAGGGAAGATTTAGAGGCTGCATCAAGAAGAAACTTAATGGAGAAGGAAACGGAGATAACTGAATTTCAACAAGGCCAATTAAACAAAGCGCCGCTTAATATATACATAGGGTAATATGGCACTATTCGGAGGAAGCAGAGACATAAGTCTATTCAGACATTTAAACAGAGAATTGATAAACGAAATTATTGATACTAGATGTGATATATTCAAGCATTCTATATTCGATAGTAAAGAAAATCTTTATGGTGAAGCTCTTAGCAAGGTGTTTAAAGCGGGAGTTAGAGTTGCAGGTCTTATAGAGAAAGACGCAAAATCATATACATCAGAAGACATAGGTGTAGATTATTCTAGACAGATCAAGTTTTCATTCCTTAGAGACGATCTAGCATCGCTAGAACTAGGCAGTACAAACAACACTTTACTTCCAAACGAAAATGCACAGAATGCAAATGTATACTTAGAAATTGGTGACGTTATATTTTGGGACAATATGTACTGCGAAGTCGATACGATATCACAAGGACAGTATTTGTTTGGCAAGAACCATGATACTGACAGCAATGGAGGTACCCATGGGGCAAGTTGGTCTGTGATCATAGAAACACACGAGATGAGAAGAAGCAAAATAAACACACTTGAAAATGTAAGAGCAGGGTATGACGAATATATTGCAGGGACAAAAATAGACGAGCAGAGAGGTGGACTTTATGGATAAAAAAGTAGATAGATCTAATCAGATTAGACGTGATGACAACGCAAAAGACTTATCAGTAAATCTATATGATGTAGATACTGTAATAAAATACTACTTCGACAACATAATACAGCCAAGTGTAATGGAAGATGGCGAAAGAATAAATGTACCTGTAGTATATGGTTCACCTGAAAGATGGAAGTCGATACAAAAGACAGGGGTATACAGAGATAAAAAAGGCAAGATTCAGTATCCAGCAATTATATACAAAAGAACAAGTGTAGAGAAGAGAAGGGATTTAGGGAGCAAGGTAGATACAAGTAACCCTCTTTACTACGGCTTTCAAAAGAATTATTCTTCAAAAAATAGATATGACAACTTCGATATACTAATAGGCAGAAAGCCACAGACTGAATTCCACAACGTTGTAATACCTGATTATGTAAAGCTAAGCTATGATTGCGTTATATATGCAGAGTATCTAGAACAGCTAAATAAGATAGTAGAAGATATAAATTATGCTGAAGGTCAATATTGGGGCAAGGATAATACATTCAAGTTTCTTTCTAAAATTGATAGTTTTGATATAGAATCAGCAACTGCTCAAGGAGAGGATAGAATAGCCAAAGCGACGTTTACAATAGGAATGAATGGGTTCATAATACCTGATAATATACAGAAGGCAATGAGCAGTTACAACCCTAAAGACTATGGGAAAGTAAGTATAACAATAAATAGCGAAACAGTTTCATCATTAGAGGATGTAAAAAGAAACCTAAGTCCTGGTGAAGATGAGTTTAAAAAAAATAAAGGTTTCTAAACAAGTTATAAGGAGAATTAAAAATGGCTGAAATTAAAAAAAGCACAAAGTTTACAGAAGAAGAAATGAAGAAAGTAGAAGACTTCAAAAGCAAATATGATACGTTGACAGTAAGTTATGGTCAGCTAGCAATGGACCAGTTAGTATTAGACGAATCAGAAAAGCAGATAAAAGAAGAATATAAAAAGACTAGAAGTGATGAGAAATCTTTTGTAAAAGAACTCTCAACAAAGTACGGTACTGGTGAATTAAACCTGGAAACAGGCGTATTTATTCCTCAGCAATAGGTACTTTGAACTTCATACATTATATTTATATTAGAAATAACATAACCCATAGGGTTAATTTTTACATAATAGGAGAAAAATAAATGGCTGAAAAAATAATTAGCCCTGGTGTATTTACAAGAGAAAATGATTTATCATTTGTACAGCAAGGTGTTGCGGCAATAGGAGCTGCAATCGTAGGACCAACAGTAAAAGGTCCGGCATTGATACCAACCCAAGTATTTTCATATTCGGAGTATCAAGCTCTTTATGGGGATGCTTTTAAGTCAGGTAGTAATTACTACCAATACTTAACATCAATAACTGCAAAAGAATACTTAAAGCACGGTGGACCTGCAACTATTGTAAGAGTTATGCCAACAGACGCTGGTAACGCAAACTCACATACACATTTACAGAGAACTGCAAACACAGGGTTCAGAGCTTCTATGTCTATGCATACATCAGAATCACTTCATGACGGAGGGATAGTTCAGTATACAGCATCATCAGGTCTTGCATATCAATTCGTTGGTGTAGATGCACCGATGCCACAAAATAATACTTCTGTAACACCTGCAATATACTACTTTGCATCTTCATCACTAGTTAGTTTTTCTGCAAACTTTATTGCTGGTAACACAACTTCAAACACTACACCTGCAGGAATAACAGGAGATACATTTGTTTCTCGCTCAGGCACAGGCGGTGCAGTATCAGAAATTGAAATTACAGGTTCTTCAACTGGCGAAAATCAAATATTTTTCCATTCAGGATCATGGGCGATGGCAGCATCTGCTTCAACAAATGCAGTAGCTGCATCTTCATCATTAGCTGCAAGATCCGGTGTTATGACATCTGGTTCTACATACAATGTTAATAATGTATCATTTCAAATTAAAACACACACTGACGGTAGACTTATGAATAGTATACCAGGTTCATCACTAACTAATTTACAGATATCAGCAAATGATGTTTTTGTATCTAAATCAGTTGGAGGTGTTGGTACTAAGTTCGGTACAAGAAACAATGTTAGATGGGAAGTATCAAATGTAAACGAAAAGAAAGGTTCATTTACCTTGATGATTCGTAGAGCTGATGATTCTAAAAAGAGAAAAGTTATTCTTGAAACATGGAACAACTGCTCACTAGATCCAAATGAAAATAATTATATAGGTGCTGTAATTGGAACTCAAAGACCGTCGGTCGAGGATTCAACAACAGCGTATCCATTTATTCAGCCAAAAGGAAATTACAAAAACAGATCACAGTTCGTTTATATCGATGAAGACTCTATAAAAAATACAATCGATTATTTAACTGAAAACGGAGATATCAGAGATACTAACTTGACAGCATCTTTACCGATGATAGGTTCAGGATCTTTTACTGGTGGTGCTGATGGTACTAACTTCTTTGTAGATTCTCCATTAGGCGCAACAGGTATAGCTAATTACTATTCTGCATCAACAGCTGGAAACTTCCAAGGGTTAGATATAGCATCTGTATCAGATACTGGATATATTGCATATAACTGTGCATTCAATCTTTTAGCAAATCAAGATGAATTCGATATCAACTTGCTTATAGCTCCAGGAATTACATACCAAATGTCTCCTGCTTTAACTAACAAAATGGTTTCTGTATGTGAAGAACGTGGCGATATGATGACAATCATTGATCCAGTTGATTATACAACTACCAATATAGCTTCAGTAACACAACAAGCAGAAAACTTTGATTCAAGCTATGCAGCAATGTATTGGCCATGGGTACAAATTGCGGACCCTGCAACAGGTAAATATATCTGGGTTCCACAATCTGTAATTATGCCAAGTATCTATGCATTTAATGATAAGGTATCTGCTGAATGGTTCGCACCTGCAGGTTTAAATAGAGGTGGACAGGAAACAGTTGTACAGGCTGCAAGAAAATTAACACATGCTAACAGAGATACATTATATGAATCAAACGTTAACCCGGTAGCTTCATTCCCTGGTGAAGGTGTGGTTGTATGGGGACAGAAAACTCTTCAAAAGAAAGCTTCTGCTCTTGACCGTGTAAATGTAAGAAGGTTGTTAATTAACCTTAAGAAATTTATTGCATCTGTATCTAAATACTTAATATTCGAAAACAACACAACAGCAACTAGAAACAGATTCTTATCACAAGTTAATCCTTACATGGAATCAGTACAACAAAGACAAGGTCTTTATGCATTCAAGGTTATAATGGATGAAACAAACAATACACCTGATATCATTGATAGAAACATCATGAAAGGTGATATATTTATTCAACCAGCTAAAGCAGCTGAATTCATTGTTGTTGACTTTAACATAATGCCAACAGGCGCAACATTTAACGATTAGTGATATTTATACTAAATAGGAGATAAAACAAGATGGCAAATTTAATAGACCCAACAGAACTAATGTTCACGGCCTTTGAACCAAAGGTAACAAATAGATTCGTATTTTACGTAGATGGAATACCTTCATATTTAATAAGAAAAGCAGCAAGACCAAAGCTAGTAAATGGTGAAACTGAAATTAAGCACATAAACAATTCCAGATTCATCAAAGGACGAAGTAATTGGGACGCTATAACTGTAGAACTATACGATCCTATTGTACCATCAGGTGCTCAGGCTGTTATGGAATGGGCAAGGCTCCACCATGAATCAGTAACAGGTAGAAATGGTTATGCAGACTTCTATAAGAAAGATGTAACAATCAACGTTCTTGGACCTGTAGGTGATAAGGTAGAAGAATGGACTGGTAAAGGTGCTTTCTTAACAGATGCTGACTTTGGTGAAATCTCTTGGGAAAATGACGGTGTACCTGCTATCATAGCTTTAACTATAAGATGTGACTACTGGATTCTACAATACTAATAATTACATTTATTATATAAAATTAAGTAGCCTGTTAATTCAGGCTATTTTTTTGCAAACTTTTAAGTTAATATATATTTATATATACTAGTTATATTAAAAATACAAAAGGAGTTATACAATGGCAAAAATGACAGACGATTATCCTGGAAAGGAAATCACAACAGATGCACTTAAGCAGCAACTAATACAAGAAACTGAAGTAAAGAAAACTGAAGATTCTAAATTCCCAACTGAAGTTATTGATCTACCAAGCGAAGGTAAGCTATATCCAGAAGGGCATCCTCTGAGAACAGGTAAGATAGAAATGAAGTATATGACTGCAAAGGAAGAGGATATTCTTACATCTCAAAATTTAATACAAAAAGGTGTAGTTATAGATATGCTATTGCGTTCACTAATTATTAGTAATGGTGCTGGCGTAAGAGTAAACTACGATGATTTATTATTAGGTGATAAAAACGCTGTAATGGTAGCAGCAAGAGTATTAGGTTATGGTGCTGAATATCCTGTAGAGATACCTTGTCCTAAGTGCCAGTCTAAGCAAAGCGAAACTGTAGACTTAGCAGGTTTGGAAAACAAAGACGTTGAAATAACAACCGATTCAAACACATTTGAATTTGAACTACCTTTAAGCAAGAAAACACTTACATTCAAGTTACTTTCTCATTCAGACGAAGAGAAAATTCAAGCTGAAGTAAAGAGAATGAAAAAGAAAACTCATTCATCTGTAATTTCATATGATTTAACAAGTAGACTTAAGCAAGTGATAACAGCTGTAGATGGTGATGAGACAGTAAAGGCTATAAACAACTTTGTTGAAAACGAATTCATATCTAGAGACTCTTTAGCATTCAGGAACAATCTTGAAAAGGTTACACCTGATGTTGACATGTCAATATACTTTGAATGCGATGAATGTGGTCACGAAGATTCAGTTAATATTCCCATGACCGTAGAGTTTTTTTGGCCTAGGTCTTAACTATAAGGCCATTCTACACGAGCAGATATTCCAACTGCTTTATTTCTCAAACGGTGGATTTAGTCATGATGACGTATATAAGATGCCGGTATATCTAAGGCTATTTTATTTAAGAAAGCTAAATGATCAGCACAAGATTGAGAGAGAGCAGATGGACAAGTCTCAAAAAGGTAAGAGCAGTAATACATCTATAAGGCGTCCAAACTTCTCGAAATCCAAATAACGTTGATATTTATATAAAACTAATTAAGCGCAAGCTGGAGTGTATAAATGAAGCAGAAAAAGTTAAGGGAATACGTTAGAAAGATAATTTCTAAAAAACTTTCAGAAAACAATAGTCTTACCAAAGAAGGCGTGGTAGATGGTGTACTAAACCATATATCAGGCATACTAAAAAAATCAAACGATAAAAGATATAGAGCTAGTCTAGAAAGAATTTCAGCTTCTGGCCCAAAAGGCAAGAAAGCAGTAGAGGATTTAATGGACAAGATAGAAGCTGCAAAGGATGGAATTAAACACGCCGATGAGTTAGCAAAGCGTTTAGATATATACAACTGATAGATTATGGCAGGCGATAAACAACCTAAAAAGAATCAAGAGTACTACGATAAGATTGCAAAGTCATCAGCAAGGGCTGCAGCAAACGATGCGAAGCGCGAACAGGCACTTCAGAGACAGAACAAAGCATTGGCTCAGCAAGAATCACTTCAATCGAGTATTTCAGTTTTACAAGCAGCAGCTCAGACTAGCAGTGAAACAATACTTGAAAATTCTAATAAGGACTTTCAAAGACAGACTAAGATAAATGCCATATTAGCTGAAAAGGCCTCCAATTCTACTACAACACTAAACAACCAGGCCAAGCTCGCGGTTCTTTCAAATTCAATTTTACAGAAAGCAAAAACGGCTTTAGATATTGATAACTCTAAGCTTTCAAACATAGAATCTATAGCTACAAATAAAGGCAAGATGTCTGTCATGGCTGATGGTGAGCTGCAGAAATCAAATCAACTGGTGGCTGCTGACAACGCTAGAGTATCAGTTGCAGAAGGCTTCAATTCAAACAAGGAAGCATTAGTTCTTATTTACGATGATGAACTCCAAAAGTCTAAACTTTTATTGACAGTAGACAATGCTAGAGTAGCTTCTGTCGAAGCAACTAGCGATGCACTCAAAAGAATAGCACTTACAAAAAATAAATCATACCAACTAGATCTACAAGCATCAGCAATCGCAGACCAAAGAGCAAGCATAGAAGAAGATATAGCTAAGTTTGTAAGAGACCAGGCAGTTGAGAGAGAAAAAGAATTAGACCCTTCACATAAGCTCTTGGAGCAAATGCAGAAGCGTAAAGATAGACAGAAAGAAATAACAAAAGATTTTGATGAGTATAAAGAAAAGTTTGAAGACTTTATAGATATAATTCAAGATCCCTCAGTAGCAACAGGGTTATTCATTGTTGAAATGGGTAGACAGGCTAGCAAGTTTGCAGATACAATGGCAACTGCAGGTGATAGTATGAAGATGTCAAGGACTCAGACAGCCTCAATGGCTGGAGAAATGGCAGGCGCAAATATATTAGGTGCAGCATTTGGAGTATCTGCTAAACAAAATGCAGATTCAATGGCTGGTTTGGCAGAAGGTATGGGAGATCTTAATGATATCTCAGCAAGCGCAATAGTTCAAGTTTCAAACATAGCAAGGCAGACAGGGTTATCAGAAGTAAGTGCAGGAAAGTTAGTTGGTCATATGAAGCTTGTAGAAGGTTCGTCAGTAGAATCATCTAAAGAAACATTGAAAGTAGTTTCAAATTTAGCTCGTGGTGCAGGCCTCCCTATAGGAAAAGTAATGGAGGATGTTGCTGACAATATGGAGCTTACATCTAAATTTGGTAATATATCTGTAAAAGAGCTAGGCGCAATGGCAGTTCAGGCTGGAAAGCTAGGGACAAGCCTTTCACAAATGTCAGCACTAGGCGACAAGTTAATGGACATAGATACAGCAAGAGCAAGTGCAATGGAACTATCTGTGTTACTTGGCCGCCAGGTAAATGTAGATAAAGCTCAGCAGCTTATGTACGAAGGTAAGATAGATGAAAGTTATTCAGAAATGCTTAAACAAGTAGGTGGACTGGAAGCCTTCGGTAAAATGGACTACTTCCAGAAGAAAGCTACAGCTGAGTTAATGAATACTACAACAGCTGATTTGGAAAAACAATTAAACAAAGCAGCAGGCCTTACAGAATCAGGCGAAAAACAAGCAGGTTGGGCTGCAACTGCAATGGAAACTACAGCTAGGATGGGTGGTTACTTAAAAGAAAACGCAACAACGATAGCAGCAACTACAAACTTACTAGGCTCAGGGGTAAAAGCACTAGGTGGATTTGCACCGGCACTGAAAGGTATGGGAGGTAAAGTTGTAGATAAATTAAAAGGTTCAAAACTTGGAGGCGCATTAGGTCATGGAAAAGATAAAGCTGGTGACATGGCAGATATGGGCAAGAAGCAAATGAAGAGTAGTGACAAGCTTGGAGCTGGTGGTAAAAAAGGCGGCATAAAAAAGAAAATGCAAGATTTAGCTGCTGGTTTAAGATCAATGGGTAAAGGAACGTTCAAAGGTATATTAGCATTGGCACTTGCTGGCCCTGCTTTGTTAATGGCTTTACCTTCAATACCATTCTTATTATTTATGGGTATGGTACCTTTAGCAATGCTAGCTACAAACTTCAAATTTTTAGCATCAGGACTTAAATCACTCGGGAAAGGGTTCTCAAGTATACTGAAAGGTCTACTTGTACTAGGATTATTAGGTGTTGCAATGATACCAGCAGCATTCGCATTCAGCTTACTTGAAGGTGTTAACCCACTATCAATTATAGCATTCTCTGGATCACTAATTATACTTGGTCTAGCAGCAGCAGGTATGGGGTTCTTGATAGGTCCAATACTCATGGGATCAATTGCGCTATTAGCTCTAGGTCTTGCTATAATTCCAGCTGCAATGGCTATGAAGCAATTAGGAGGAGTTGACCCTGCAGCAATTATAGGATTTGCATTAGGGCTTGCTTTAATGGGAGCAGCAGTTGCAGGTATGGGACTTATGCTACCGTTCATATTACTAGGTACATTATCAGCTCATGCTCTAGGGTTTGCAATTACCCCAGCTGTAGAAGCTTTAAGTGGCTTGGAAGGTATTGATGGTAATGCAATAATACAATTCGGGGTAGGGCTAGGTTTAATTGCAGCATCAGTTGCTGGTATGGGGCTTATGTTGCCATTTATTTTATTAGGTGCAGTTTCCGCACAAGCTCTAGGTTTGGCAATCAACCCAGCTGTAGAAGCTTTGAGTGGTTTAACAGGTGTTGATCCAGCTGCAATAATACCATTCTCAATTGGCTTAGGTTTAATTGGAGCAGCTGTTGCAGGTATGGGGCTTATGTTGCCATTTATTTTATTAGGTGCAATGTCAGCCCAAGCTTTAGGAATGGCAATCGCACCTGCTGCAGAAGCGCTAGGCGGTTTAACAGGTATTGACCCAGCAGCAATAATACCATTCTCAATTGGCTTAGGTTTAATCGCAGCTGCAGTAGCCGGGATGGGAATGATGTTTGGTGCTATATTGATGGGTACATTAGGTTTGGCTGCAATTTCTGCAGTACTACCTCAATACGCTCAATCTCTAGGCTTGATACCTGAAGGTTTAGATGTTCTAGGTTTTGCAACAGGAACAGCAGCGTTAGGTCTTGCGGGGATAGTTTTAATTCCTGGAGCGCTTGGATTTACACTTATGGCAGGAGCGTTAACGTTATTTGCTGCATCATTATTATTATTGGTACCTCTTATGCCAGTACTTGATAAGCTTGGGTCACTAGGTTTATTTGGGATGGAAGGAGGTGGAGGTGAATCAAAAACTTCAGAAGGGGACACGAAAGATAAAGGAAACGAAGAAATTATCAATAAGCTTGATGAGCTTATATCTGTTATAAGAGCAGGAGGTAAGGTGGTTATGGATGGAAAAGAAGTAGGTAAAGTAATTCAACTAGCATCAGGACCTATAGGAGGATAATATGGCATTCAAATTTAAAAATCTAGAACAATACTTTTTACAGAGCGAGAAAAACAAGCAGCCTGTAGGGACTAGTGTAAACCCATTGGGCAAATTTACACCCAAACCCATACAGCAGCAGTTTAGTCAGCGAGATGAATCCCCGACACAAGAGATAAATACAGATCAAAAGCAGACAGACTTTTCTACTCAAAAAATAAATACAAAGCAGAATAAAGTAGACTTTTCTACTCAAAAAATAAATACAGACCAGAACAAAGTAGACTTTTCTACTCAGTCACCAAAGCCATTTGATAAGTCTATAGATTTTTCTACTCAAGAGCCTAACATGGATCAGAATGGCGTTGATTATAGTACTCAAAATCCTATTACTCCCTTGGTTGGTACACCTGAAAAATCAACAATATCACCTAGACCATTTGGTAGCACACCAGAAAAATCAACAGTACCACCAAGACCTTTTGGTGCTACGCCAGGAAAATCAACAGCAATCCCCTTGACTCCTATGGCCGAAACACCGTTAAAGTCTACTCAAAATCCTTTAATGCCTATGGCTAAGACACCGGAAAAGATGACAGCTCTTTTAGAGCTCTTTGCAAGTCTAGGCCCAAGTGATAGAACACCTATATTTTCTGCACAAGGTTCTCCAAAAATCAATCATATGAACAATATGACATCAGGCTTTTTACAGATTGACCCACAGCCTGATAAGCGCGATGGTACTTCTAAATTTATGTTTAGTGAAACACTTCCACAAGGTGGATCATCAAGTACATTTACAAGATTACAATATAATAAGTATTTTGCAAGAGTAAGACCTACTGATGATCCCTGGACTGGAAATGACTCTGTACCTGCAGGAGTAACTGATAACATTAGAAGTATGAGAATATCTAACGATCAGGCTGATATGTTTTATAAGAAAGTAGGTAAAAACGATTTTGTAGATATACGCACTGAAGCTGAAAGAAATAACCCAAGATCTCCATTGTGGCTTAAATCTCCGTTTATACAGCGAGGTATACAGAGAGGTAAGGATAATCCATCAGGCTTGTTTGAAAGAATAAACGCATTAACAGCACCTGTAATTGATGCTGTAAGAATAGCGAAGTATATGATAAGTCCAGATGGTTTATTTTTCAACCTAAAGCAATTCGGACTTCAGGCAACAAACCCTAAAAAACAGTTTTGGCAACTAGGTCTGCCAAATGCTGATAGAATATACAATCCCTTAGCTCTAGCCCTACAAGTTCCGTTAAGCGCTTTAGGTATACACGGCGACAGACATTTCTTGGGCCAGTTAAACACTAGAGATATAACTTACGAAAAGATAGTAGGATCAATAGAAAATCTAAACCCTTCAAGCCCCGGTGATAGTAATAGACTTGTTAAACTAGGTGAAGATATGGAGGTTGGATTGTTTAAGAATCCTAAAAAAGGTTTAATGCCTCAGAAGTTAAAAGGCTTAGAAATGCTGTACACTAAGTTTACAACTATGATGGCTAAGATGAGAGGTAAAGGCGAGCCCATAAAAAGACTTTCAGGTGTGATGGGCCCCCATTCTTTCTTTGGTATCGGCCAATCTACAATGTACAAACATACATCTGGTAGAAGATTAGAAAGCTTATTCCTATATACTCCAGGGGAACCTTACTATAAACAAAAAGCAACAACTCACTACGACGATGGCAAAGTATCTGAGGCTCAAAAAGGTGAAGAAAATGAAGATCTTTCTTTAGGTATACTCACATTCAAAGGCGACAATGGCTATCAGACATCTGTGCAAGACACACCGGACAGTTGGAAAGGTTTCCCATCAAGCTTAGGTAATATAGATCCAGCAGGAGTAAACACTGGAAAATATACAACAAGAAATTACGACGAAATACACGATAAGATTGGGAACGATGCTGGAGATGACAAGTATGGAAACCCTGATCTTGAAAGCTTTGATCAATCTAAGTTCGGAACAGATGCAGATAACAAAGGAGCTCCAACCGCTAAGCGAAACACAGGAGATGAACTGTTTCATACGTCACTACCAAACAGCGGAGAAATAGCACCAGGTAGCGGCGATAAGACATTTGATGTATTCGGTCACGTAGACATAGGTAACTACAGAAGAGCTCCAAAAGCATTTAGGGATTTTAGAAAGAAAGATGATGGAGATTCTTACGATGGAAATTCAGTATCAAGGATAGGTATAAAAGACTACGGTGTTACAAAGCCAGGTGAATCAGAAGACGATACTAATTATGATAGTGACTATGTAAAAATTAGATTTAATAGCGATATTGCACTTCGTGCATATATTACAGAAATATCAGATGGCCTTAAGCCGACATATTCAACAATATCTTATGCAGGTAACCCTGTTGATGCGTATATGTTCGACAAAATATCCAGGGAATGGAGCTTGAGTCTTACTATGCCAGCATTTACATCTGGAGAATTAAAGAATAATTATAAAATTATGAATGATATTATGGGCTACGTATCTCCCAAGATGTACAGTGGTGTAGGTGGAGGTAGAATACAGAATATTACTGTCGGTTCGCTCTGGCAGGAAGTACCTTGTATCGTAGATTCATTTGACTACACAGTGAATTTGGACGCAGGTTGGGATATAAATCATGGTGACGGCAAAGAAACATCAGGCCACGAATTGCCAATGTTATTCGACATAAAACTATCTGGTAAGTTCTTAGTTAACGCAGATGGAACAATTTGGCAGTCAGGAGGTAAATTCTTTAACGATGAAATTTGGGCATAAAAAATGAAACGATATAATCAAAATCAAACAAAGATGACCGAAAGGTTTAACGGCAAGATAAAAAAAGTATTTTCGACAATAATATATCCTAAGATAGAAAGACGCGTTGAAGATTTTTATATAGATATTATACAGGAAGACAGATTAGATAATTTAGCGTACCAATATTATGAAGATGTAACTCTTTGGTGGGTGATAGCAAATGGAAACAAGCTTGACAGAGCATCTCAATATGGTATAACTAAGAGTATGAAAGAAGGAATTGGCAAAGGGTCTATGTACGTAAAACCAGGCCAGAGGATAAGAATACCGCATCCTGATAGAATACCTGAGATTATAGATGATTACAACAAAATGCTGGAAGAGCGCAATATATGAGTTATTTAACTGGTGTATCGATGCCTGCCGCTTCCGTAACTGAAATAAATGCTAGAGGGGCAGTTTCCCCGAACAGTGCTTGGAAAGTTTCTAAAAAACCCTGGATGTCGTTAGTATCTTTTTCTAGCAAACCTATGACAATAGCAGGATACGAGAAAAGAACACAAGCAGATTTTTACGATAAAGCCGCATCTGGTAGATTAGTGGCAGCACCCACATTAAATTCAGTTGATGTCAACTCGACTGGTACTAATGGATCTATGAGAAAAGGTAAAGTTAAATTTACACTATATTCAACAGACCAATTGAAAGAGGCTCAGCAAGCATTCTTCATACCGGGTATTACAGCACTAGTACAGTGGGGCTGGAATATGACAAGTGACGGCAGTCCTGTGACTAGACTTTCCACGACTTCAATAAAGAGCTTTAGTGAAGGTCAGAAGGATGTAGTTGCAAAGATAGCAGCAAATAATGGTGGTATGGATGCAATGCTAGGAATAATATCAGACTTCAATTGGTCATTTGACCCGGGCTCTAAATCTTACTCCTGCGAATTGACATTAGATTCTCCAGGCAAGGCGTACATTAGCGGCCCTATTGATGTTGCAAACAAAGGTAATGCAGGCTGCGCTGGAAAAGAAGATGATGATAAAGGTGACGGTTCTGGAAATTGGATGAAAGTAGTACTAAAAGATGTAGCAGAAAGAAATATACAAGAAAATACACCTTGGTCACCTAACGGTTATTGCGGTGGCTCTGTAAACTTAGACGAAGATGCGAAAGAAGACACCACCTGGTGGCAAGATGTTACAGGGTTTTTTGGTTCTCCAACAATGAATTACTATGTAACCTGGGCATGGTGGGAGTCTTCTATAGTATCAGGTATGTCACCTGTAAGTGATGGTCACTCCGCAGCGTCAGCATTAACAGATGTATACGGAGATACACCTCAGGCAAAATTCCCAGGAAAACACGTGTGGAGATTGGATAGTTCAGAATCAAGAATGAAAGTTCCTCCAGGGCTGCCATACGCTTCAGCAGATCCTTGGGTTTGTCTTATCCCAGGCAGAGAGCATTGGAAAGGGAACAACGCAACAGGCGGTGATAATGGCTCTTCGTTCGGTATCAAGAAAGCACAAGGAACTAATGGTGCACCAGCAGCTGTTTTCAGCGGTGGTTATCTACACTTAGGTAAAATACTTCTTAATACATATTTTCTTTGGAACACGTTTCAAGATTCTAAAACAATAGATGAATACGTATTAAAGGTTGCGAAAAAAGTCAACGATGTCTGTGGAGGGTTTTGGAATCTAGAACTAGTAGATGATCCAAATGATCCATCAACGATGAGAATAATAGATAAAAACTTTGTACCTGACGTCGCTGCACCAAAGATAAACATATATGGCAATACGTCTTGTCGTAGCTGGGGGATGAGCACTGATATTCCACAGGCATTAAGACATTCTATAATGATGGGTACACAGAGAAGGACGAAAAAAGGTGCGAAAAATACAGATGAGCCTCAAGGTGCATATCTTGACTATGCAGTAAATATAAAAGACACTTTAATGGGAGAGCAAGAGTTAAGTACAAAACATAATCCAGGCGAGGGATGCGACGAATCGGGAGGTGGTACTAAGAAGACTAAAACTCTAGATCCTGCTGATTTAAAGACAGTCCTACAAGATGCAATGGCAACACTAGCTGACAACAGAGATGATGAGGCTGTCGACGAAGTTAAAGGTGCTATGAAAGCTTTCTGGAATGCTCAAGCGCCACCCACTGATCAAGGAGGTTCTGTAATACCTATTGGGTTTGATGGAACTTTTGATGGTATAGGAGGTATACATTGGGGACAGCTCTTCGTGACCGATCAGACATCTGCAGTAATTACTGTAACGCACAAGTTCCAAGTAACTGGAGTCAAACATTCAGTAAGTCAAGGTGATTGGACAACGAGTTTAGAAACTGCGTTGAGGATATAATGAGAGTATATAAAAAGAAATATATAAAAAAAGGTTTCACAGCCGGCGAGGAGTGGATGATAAAAATCCGCGAAGGTGAGTTTAAAGAGTATATTGGCCCTATAGTATTTTATGTAGGTACACCATTTGGTGGTGAGGAGATGAACAAGAAAACTCAGAAGGAAATGAAACTCTACCCATACGATATGTCGAAAGCTGTGATATTATATGATGAGCTGAAGCCTGAGTACCGTAGAGACTTTATAGAACCCGTGCCTTTTGCTCACAAACTTACAGAAAAAGAAATTGAAAAAGGTGAGTATACTAGATACTTTGCAGAGATATTAAACACAGGGTCTGTTTGTGAGATAGATAAAGAACAATACAAATACTTTAAGAAAAATAGTACACCTTATCATAAAAATGCTGCATGGGTAGAAATAAAATTAAAGCTCTCCACACTTGGGATAACGCTTAACTACGAAGAAATATTAAAAGCTGTACAAGTTATAAGAACAATCCGCAACTTTGTTTTACCTACTGATCATATGAAATGGCCAGCATTTCTTAAAGGAATAGAAGTAGGCCCTGATAGCCGTAGAATGTATCCCGCAAACGAAGAGAAGGATGGAGAAGAAGAAGGTAATAACTTCATACCAGGTCCTCTTCCTATGTCATATCAACTGGGCAACTCTGACACAGAGCAGCTTAACAAGATAATACCTCCTAGACAGGATTGCGGAGGTTGCAGATTTTTCGAAGAAGGGTTCTGTAAAAAGTGGGATGCTGAAGCAAGGGAAGAATACTGGTGTGCTAAATACTTGACAGATGGTGGTGTCGACTTATATTACAAGCCAAAAATAAAACTCCCATAATTTTCATATATCATATAATTTTGTTATATTAGATACATGTTAACTGAACTTCGAAATAAACTGCAGATAAAACACTACCTGCACAACAACAAATCTATAGACGAATCGACTTTAGATCCTCCAATAAATACATTCTATAAAAGGTTATACAGCAACAGATATAACATATATGATATAATACCTGAAAGCAAGATCAGAGAAGAAATCGATCATCTAGACGCTATCTCGCATGCGATTCCTGATGTACCTGAAACCATGATTCAATCATATAATGATAATGTTGTTAGTACTTTTAGAAAAATTGAACAAAGCGGCTTTTGGACTGAAGCGGGCCCTGAATACACTAGATATAATCTTTTTACTTCGACAGGAAGGCCTTCGAATTCTAACAAAGGCACAAATTATGCAGCATTGAATAAAGAAGATGGCACAAGATCAAAATATATAAGCAGATATCCAGGCGGAATACTTGCAGAGTTTGATTATGATGCGTATCATTTGAGACTTATAGCAGAATTGATTGGAGTAAAACAGCCAGAAGGTAGTTTTCATAGATATCTAGGTGCACTTTACTTTGATACCGATAATCTTACAGATGAACAATACAATGACTCTAAAAAATTAAGCTTCCAAATACTTTATGGAGGTATACCAAAAGAGTTTTTACACATCGATTATTTTAAAAAGACTAACGAATATATTTTTAAGTTATGGGATATTTATAATAGTAAAGGTTATATAGAAACACCAATTTTAAAGCGTAGGTTTTATAAAAGAAACTTTAAGGATATGAATCCTCAAAAATTATTCAACTACTTTATACAAGCTTTCGAAACAGAAAAGAATTCTGAAAATCTAAAAAACATTTTAGCTATGCTAGAAAACAAATTTAGTAAGATGGTTCTCTATGTATACGATGCATTTGTATTTGACGTTAGTTCGGATGATGGGAAGGAACTTCTTAAGGAGATAAAGAAACTAATGGTTTATCCTACTAAGCTTAAGATAGGCAGAGATTATCACAATATGAGGTCTTTGGACCTTTAATTTGATATTTATATAGATAAAAGGAATACTATGGACATAAATTATTTAATCACAGATTGGGCCTACAGAGTTAACGATGGAATGCCTGATCCAAAAAATAGAAACCATCTTGAGTTACTCGAGGCAACACTTCGAGATCACAAATATTCTGAAGAGTTCATAGCAGAATATATTAAAAGTATTTCAAACCCTAGTACACCTACAAAAGACTTTCAAGAACTTTGCGTTGAAATAGGCAAGATACTTGCTGGCGATAAGCTCATCACTGAGTCTTCTGTTTGGTTGAAATCACCAGGGACAGAGCAATTAGCTAGTGTATCAACACTAGATTATTGGAAAGGCGCACCAAAAGGCCCATATACAATAGCTTCTGAAACAAAGGATGCAACCGA